GACTTGATTATCCATATTTAGTTTCTGAAGTTCTGCCATTGCTCTTTCGTAATTCTTGATTTTCTTTTTGTTTCTACAAACAGTTGATTCCATTGCCTTGATTTCCTTGTTGTCTTTTACACTAGTAAGTGTTTTCGAAAGAGTTTGCTTGCGGTAATCCTTGAAGTTCCTGAAATTCTTGGGGGCCTCTAGAGTTTCAACTAGATAGTGACGCTTGTTGGTGCACATACAATCGACGCCATACTTCTTCCGATTGTACTGACGAATCTTGGGGAAAACCTCTTCGGTACACCAATGATCAAGTTCTTCTGTAGGTGTAGATCTTCTGATTTGTCCTGTAAGAGGTGAAAGATCTTCGTCTGCAACACAACCACAACATTTGAGATTCCTATGAGTGTCATATATCTTATCATAGTTGTCCGGACCCACGAAAGCCCATCGCTGATATCCACGGAAATGGTGGGTTTTACCCAAACCGACAACGCGTTTTGCCTTGTGATTTTCCATCAGTGGACCAACATGGACAGACTTTTCCGTAATGGTGAGTTTGTCCAGACAGGTGTTGACATATAGCCTCTTCCACCCATCATTTGAGTAGAAAAGTTCCCGAAGAAATTTGTTCTGCATTGCTAGAGCACCAAACTCTTTTATAGTAAGGTTCGGAGCGATGAAGTTCACAATAGTCTCCCAGGGAATATCCTCAAAAGATACCATGGAAAATGCCATCTGAGAATAAGTATAAGTAGTAGTAGTATTTTCAATATCGATATTTGCTTTTCAACAATCCGACTTTTTTATCTAAATATTTCCAAATCTTTTTTTCAAATTTATTCAAAGAATTAAAAAAAAGATTGTTTTTGTTTTTTTATTTTATATTTTTTTTTGTCTATTTGTTTTATATTTTTATTTGTTTTTTTTATTGAAATACTTACTTAGCCCACCCGCCTTTGCCGTATAGAGTTGGCCACATGTTTTGGAATTCAAACTTGCGTAAGTTTGCTTTGCACTGTAGGCGCCCCTGTCCACCCAACCACCACCCGTCAAATTGTGTATAATGTGCCGCGCGTATATATATGTTACTACCACTTTGGTAGCGTTCCATATCAATTGCTAGTGTTTTCAAGTCAAAACTCTGTTGACTACGGCGCTGTGTGGGGTGGAGCTTGGACTCAAACATTCTAGTGGCCAGGTGCGGGTTTTCAATAACTTGTGCTCGAGTAAAAGCGTAGTTACGCGCACAGGGTGCTCCAAGCTCAAGTGCGCCTACTTTGACAGCGCGCGCCATAGACTCCACCCTACCATAATCCAAATGGTAGCTACCACTACCAGGGCGGGTTGGGTATTGATGCGGGGCGGGTGAGTTGAGCATTTCAATACTAGAATTGCCTAGCTCAAGCATCAATGGAACTTTTTCAACAGTGCCTGCCATAATTTTCTTATGGACTTCCATAGGCAATTCCACGCCAAAACTGCGCGCAATAAGTGTCAATCGAGTAGAATTCATAGTGGTTTTCAATACAAATCCAAATTCTTTTTTATCTAAATATTTCCAAACATTAATTTCAAATTTATTCAAAGAATTGAAAAAAAATAATTCTTTTTTTTTGTCTATTGATTTTCCATATGTTTTTTTGTTTTTCAATTATTTAATATTTTTATTTGTTTTTCAATTTATTTATATATAATTACCTATTTACCTATGGCGTGCTTCAAAGAATTCATCAACCTCTTGGACTTGGATATATGGACTTGGTTATCCATATTTAGTTTCTGAAGTTCTGCTATTGCTCTTTCAAAATTCTTGATTTTCTTTTTGTTTCTACAAACAGCTGACTCCATTGCCTTGATGTCCTTATTGCCTTTTACACTAGTGAGTGTTTTCGAAAGAGTTTGCTTGCGGTAATCCTTGAAGTTCCGAACATTCTTGGGAGCGTCCAGTGTTTCAATCAAGTAGTGGTGCTTGTTGGTGCACAAACAATCGATGCCGTATTTTTTCTTGTTATACTGGCGGATCTTGGGGTAAACCTCCTCATTACACCACTGATCTATACCTTCAGGTGGACCAATCTGACCAACCACTCGTGGTAATGGAATGCGATAACTTCTGATTTGCGCCGCAAGAGGTTCAATATCAGCGATTTCCACACAACCACAACACAAGAGGTTTCTACGAGTGTTAAACACTCTCTCATAACCATGAGGCGGTGGGTTCCCCGTGTATCTCCAAGTTTCATACCCTTCTAATTTACAGGGCGGTTGAAACAACTTCGAATCCGGTCCACTCTGAAGAGGCCCAACATGGACAGACTTCTCCGTAATGGTGAGTTTGTCCATGCAGGTGTTGACATACAACCTCTTCCACACATCATTTGAGTAGAAAAGTTCCCGAAGAAATTTGTTCTGCATAGCCATAGCACCGAACTCTTTCATAGTAAGGTGTGGAGCGATGAAGTTCACAATAGTCTCCCAGGGAATATCCTCAAAAGATACCATGGATAATGCCATCTGAGAATAAGTATAAGTAGTATTAGTTCAATATCGATTATCAATTACAACAATTCGACTTTTTTATCTAAATATTTTTAAATCTTAATTTCAAATTTATTCAACGAATTAAAAAAAAATATTATTTTTTTTAATTTTATTTAAATCATATATAATTTTATAGTGACAAAGTTCTTTTAAGACCTAGATTTTCTGATTTATTTTTAAGAGAATTATGTTTCTGTAGTTGAGTCACAGTGGCCTTGTATATCTTGTTAAGAGCAAAATACCTAGACCTCCATTCTTGTGCGAATTGTGATACAGATTCTGATCCTTCTTGAAATCCTTGTTGATGAACTTCTGCAATATTTACTTCAGTATCTTCAACACCTTGTTCATAACCTACTTCAAAACCTAGTTCATAAGTATCATTATCCGGTTGAACATTGTCAGGAGGTGGGGCTACCTCGCCCCGGCACAAAGGACAACTCTGATTTATTTGTAGATGTCTTACCATACAATCCATACAGAATGTGTGATCACAGTTAGTAGTACAGAAACCATATTTTTTGATAGGTTCATAGCAAATCGGACATTCTTCAACTTCTTCTTCAACAACTTTATCGTCAAAGAATTGCTTTGCAGATTCGCAAACAATATCTCCATTAAGCGACATTGATAATATCAAGTATATTTAGTTTTAGTTTTTTAAATTTGTTCTTGTTTACCAAGATTTTATTTGTCTAAATAATCTTCAAACAAAATTTCAAATTTATTCATTAATGCGATCAAGAATGGAAAAAAAAGTGTTCTTAATATAATTCTAGTATTTATTTAATTTAACATTATTCTTCAAAGTTTTATTTAGCAATTCTTCTTTCTTCAACATATTTAGCATAAGGTTCTCTTGCTTCTTCAGGAAGAGATTTCATAATGTGTTCATCAGCTTCTTGTTCTGTATCATATATTCCCTGATTGGGATAAGCCGCCGGTAATGATTTAATCAGTCGTGGTCGGACAAGATTATATTTCATCATTACTATACATTGTACAGAATTTTCAGCACCATGTCCCATTGATCCATAGCATTTCTTGCCATTCCATGTCCAACAATTTTCCTCAGCACAATTAGTGCATGGAATGGTAAGATTTCCAAATAGGTCGTAGACTCCATAATGATAACAGTTCGCGCATGAAACGGTTGATTGAGTAGACATTATTTATTTAATATGATATTTTTTGTTTATAAATAAACTACAAACAAATTTTCAAATTTATAAAATGTTGATTGAATGTAATCCTTTTTTTAATAATTCTTCAATAACATTCACAGTCATTGAATTACCTATTAATATTTTCATACGATGATCTGATAATGTTTGTTTAATATTATCAGGATTGAATCCTTGAAGCATTAAATATTCTTTTACAGATGCTTTTCTACCCATAGGAACACACCACATATTAGGTTGCGCAGTAATACAGGGACACCATTTATTTGAATTAGGAAACTTTGCTGTTCTAAATCCTGTATCTATAAATACAGAATCTTCTGGTATATTTTTAAATAATTGTTTATTAGATTCTTTAATTTCATTTTTAGATTTATTAGATTTATCTATAAAATCATTAATATTTAACATTGATTTTGATTCTGGGAATACAAATTCATTCTTTTTATATTTATTTAATACTCCAATTATATATAATCTATCTCTACTTTGTGGAATACCTAATTCTTTTGAATTTATAACTTTATAATGAATACTATATTTATTAATATCATTTAATCTATTTAATATTTCTTTAAAATATGAACCATTATTTAAAGTGACTAATGTTTTTACATTTTCTAGAATAAAGAATTTAGGATTTACTGTTTTTATAACTTTAATACAATCTTCAAATAAATTTAATCTCGGATCTACAGGTGTTTTATATTTATTTGCTCTTGAATAGGGTTGACATGGAAATCCTGATACATAAATATCTATATATGGAATATCTTTAACATCTCTTTTTGTCATATCATTAAATAGTATTTTAGGTTTATGATTATTTTTAATATATTCTGTAGCATATTCACTAATTTCAGATGAAAATTCATGTTCATATGATAAATCATATTCATTACATATATTATTTAATGCTTCTATCGGTGCTTCAATACCAGAACAATCTGTGCCTATTTTAATCATTTTGATATATAATAATATTTGAAAATAATTTTAAATTTATTTTCAATTCTTTGGATAAATTTGAAACTAAGATTCAAAAATATTTAGATAACAAAACTGGTTCAATTAACTTGAAACAGATACTTACTTACAAACTATGTCAAAGACAACTCGCGCATCCCGTCATAGCAAAAAGAAGTCTGAAAGGCGCGAGAACTACAAGAAACGAACTGAGCAGAAAGGAAAATACCCTGTCAAGCCCAAGGACAATCATTACAAGGTCAAACCTACTACTGAATTGGATTGTCTTCACCCTGTTGATGAACAAGAAATGCGGGAAGAAGAATGGCACATGGCAAATGCTCTTATTACCTGGCACAGACCATCTAAAAAATCATTCGTAAGGTATGTTATTCCAGGCGTCTTGGACAACGATGAACTAAATGAGATTAGTAGAAAACAACCAGATCTCTTCAATTATCTATTTGAATAAATAAAATCAAAAAAATATAAAAAAAATAAAAAGACAAAAAAATCTTTTTTTTAATTATTTAAAATTATTTGTTTTTTTTTCAATTCGTTGAATAAATTTGAAAAAAAGATTTAAAAATATTTAGATAACAAAATAACTTGCTTCAATTAACTTGAACAACTTACTTACAAACTACTTACAAACACTTACAAACGATGCCTAAGACATCCCGTGCTACTCGCCAGAGCAAAGCGAAGTCTGAAAAGCGCGAGAACTGGAAGAATCGCGTTGGCAAGCAATCCAAGTGGCCAGTCAAGCCCAAGGATTCCAACCATAGGGTCAAACCCTCGGATTCTGAGAATGTTCATGCTGTTGCAGTTGGGCATGGACACACCTATGTCCACTGCAACCCTCTTCCTCCTCCTCCACCCCGTGATGAAGTCTACAAGAAATATGCCGAGTACTTGGTGGAAGAACGAGGCCAAAGAAAGAACAACAAGAACGACGCCGTGAATCCATTCTACCTCTACTCGCAATACTGCGAGAACTACGAAGATTCATTGAAAACACCTTGGATTATCATTGATTAAATAGACTAAATAAATATAAAAAACAAAAAAAATAAAATATAAAGACAAAAAAAAACAATCTTTTTTTTATATTTTTTTTTAAATTTGAAATTGAATTACAACGACAAAATTAAATTAAATTAATAATGGATAATACATTACCAAGAGTTATTTCACGCACTCAAATAAAACTTAATGATGCTAAAAAGAAGAGACTTGAACTTCTTAAACTACAACAACTAAATGAAAAAGTAATTAAAACGCAGCAGATATTTTCGGAGATTGAATCTATTATTAAAGATGATCCTGAGTTTTTGAAAAATCTTGAGGATTTTGTTAATGACATTAAACAAGATATGGTTGATTCTACTGTTGAATCATTAGTCGTTACAACTTTAGAAAAGAATGAAGAAATATTTTCAGATGTTAGTGAATCAGAAGATAGATTAGAAACTCCTATTTCAGTAGAGGATACTGGTGGACCTATTAATGATGAAGAATGTGATGAAAATGTATCGATACATGATAACAATGTATTCTCATCTGATGGCCCTACTTCTAATCAACAACTTATAGATATTTTAAGAGAAAAGGGATTTTATGTAAAAGCTTGTAAAGGTAAAATTCGTCCATATCATAGTATAAAGAAAAGGGGATGTAGGAAGAAACTATGTATAGAAAATCATATTACGAAAAATATTAATGAATATATTATTACTACTATAGGTGAAACAGATTATTCAAGTCAAGTGAATGATTGGAATAAGTTTTGTAATAGAGCTAATTCAGGAAGAAGAAAATATGAATTTAAAGGTAAGAATATTGTAGAAGTTATTAGTATGGTTGATATTATCTTAAGTTAATATTTAATTATAAATTTGAATATATTATATTATTTTTTTTATAAATAAATTATTGAAATGGTTATATGTGCCATATGTTATGAAGATGATAATAATAAAAGTGTTGTTAAATTACATTGTGGTCATAAATTCCATGTTCCCTGTTTTAAAAAAATAATAAATCATGCTGATAAAAATAATCATGAAAATATGATTACATGTCCATATTGTCGGAGTGAAATTAAAACTATACAAAATAAATGTTTAAATAAATTACTTAAAAATCTATATATTAAAATACAGAATATACAAACTATTAGAAGAGGATATGGATTTTATACTCATATTTTGTATGGATTGATTCAAAATGATTGTTCAGAGAAGATTAGAAAATATCCTGATATATTAAGATTCAATACTTATCAAAATTATTTGTGTTAATTAAATTTGATTATTAAATTAATTTATATTTAATAATAATGTCTGATATAATCAGAATACCAAATATTTCTAAATATACCCAAGAAATTATTAATGATGAATTAATTCTTACATTGAAAAAAATCTATCTAAAAGAAGATACTTTTAATAATATATGTTTAAAATCTTCTAAAGTAAATGAATGTATAGTGAAATGTGGTGATGAAATAATATCTAATAAAAATAGATATAGATCAATATTAAATGATATATGGATTTCTATGCCTACCCAAAAATCCTACAAAATACTACATTTAATATGAAATTAACAAATGAAAAAGGATTAAAAGGTTATGACTGGAATAATGATTTAAATATATCAATTCAAGGTAAAGACGCTAATTTAACTATGTTAGAAATAATAAAGATGATTAAATTAAATAAATACCATTTTGATATATCAATTACATTAAATGATGGAAATATAGTACATTTTAAAATCCCTTAATCAACTAAATATCCTGATATATTAATATTTATTATTTAAACATTATTTCCTTTTTTTTTCAATTCGTTGGATAAATTTGAAAATATCATTTGAAAAGATTTAGATTACAAAAAGAATTGCTTTCAACTAATAATTGAAACAACTTACTTAAAACAACTTACGAACTTACGATGACCAATGCTAGTGTGCGGAACACTGGTATTGGTGCTATGGAACTCTGGGTAGGAAAACACGACAAATTTAGTGAACCGGGTTATAGTGAACCTGTGGATGAAGAAACTATCATTTCTGAAGGCGACATTATTATTTACCGCCAAAAACACAATTCAGTCCTTCAGAAAGTATATTGTCGTGTAACTCGGATAAATCCTTCACACAAGTCTTTCACGATACAGGACGGGATACTAGATATCGCAGGGAATTTTGTCTCAAACAACAAATTCAATACCGTGAATAAAAATGTTCTTAATAAGAAACGAACCCTCTGGAAATACGACAACACACGTCCAATTACAGCTCTGCCTGGACCTATTGTGGTAGAAAAGCCTAAAGCTACTAGGAATCGGGATTCCAAGGTATCTGATCCTTCTTGGATTGTGAAAGATGAGGATATGTTGAAATATGAAAGGATGGCGAAAAATCAACCTGACAAAGATTGTCATGGTTCGCGGGCTACATATTTCTTGAAACTTCTATATAAAGATAGTAATTATATCCGGGAGTTTCAAAAGCCATCCCAAAAACTTATAAAGCGTGGTGCAAACGCAAAAAACTGGCGCGACATTAATCGTGTCTTTAAGTGTTCTTCTCTTCACAAGGCTGACAATATATATCAATCACTCGGCAAGTCACTATGGTCTAAAAAACACAAAAAGTCACCCGCAAACACTTGGCCAACAATCACTGGAAAGAGTAAAATACCTCCTTTCCAATGTCGCTACCATACTAAATTTAGCAACGCCCAATGTAAAAGGTCTTCACATAAATCACCCAGTTGTATGTGTACGCAGCACCAGTTTATAGTTTGTGTATGAATAATAATTAGTAATAATAAAACAACAAAAAAATATAATATATTTTTTTTATATTATAATTATATCAAAATGAATATATTTAATGAAATTAAATTATTAAAATATATAGATAATTATAAAACAGAATTAACAGATAGGAAAAAAAGTGGTTCAGTATTTACTAATAGTAAAACTATTAATAATATGTTAGATAAATTACCTATTGGAGTATGGACTAATCCCAAATTTAAATGGTTTGATCCAGGATGTGGTATAGGAAATTTTCATATAATTATTTTTTTTAGATTAATGAAATCATTACCTATACAATGTGAAGAAAAACGGCGAAAACATATAATAGAAAATATGTTATATTTCGCAGAAATAAATTATGAATATATAAATATATTAAAAAAAATATTTTGTTCAGATAAATATAAAATAAATATATTTCATGGTTCATATGTTTATTTAAATGCTCTTGATAAGAACATACCTATATTTAATCATGATATATTTAATACATATTTTGATATAGTAGTTTTTAATCCACCATTTCAAAAACCTAATTCAAAAGATAATAATAAATTATCTTCAAAACCATTATATCCTTTTTTTGTAGAAGAATCTTTTAAATATTTAAAAGACAATGGATATTTATTATGTATTCATCCAGTTTCTTGGAGAAGAAAAAGTAAAGAAATTAAATTAATAAATCATATATTAAATAAACATTTATTATATATATATACTAATAATGATTTTCATGATTTTGGTATATCAGCACCATATATAAATTATTATTTAATAAAAAATGTAGAATATAATAAAGATAATTTAACTGAATATGAAACATATTTTAATAATAAATATTATAAAGGTAATATTCATTTAAAGAACACTCTAGAATTTATACCATTATTATTAACAAATGAAACTATGAGCATTTTTGAAAAAGTATTGAATAAAATAGGTGATAAATTAGATGTTCAATTAGAATCTAAATTTTCAACAACAAAGAAAAATATATCAGTTCAAAAAACTAATGAATATATTTATTTAAATTCTCATTCATTAAGTATGAAAAATGGGAGAATATTTAGATATTCTAAAGTTAAACATCCTTCACATGATAAATTAAAAATATTGATGAATTTTCAGGGAGGATACAGGTATTTAGATCCATTTATAGATTGTGGAACAATGGGTATAACTGATAGTTCTATGAGAATGTATGTTAATAATGATAATAAAAATTTATTATTGGATTTTTTAAAATCTGATTTATTTAAATTCTTATTAATGGCTACTACTTATAATTATGGGACAAATCAAAAAAATGAATTTCATATTATAAATCTTTTTACAAAACCTTCTATATCTGATTTTTATAAATTTTATTCTATAAAAAAAAAGGAACAATTATTTATTGAAAAAAATATAATCTAATGAATATTAAATTTATTTTTTTCAATTCGTTGAATAAATTTGAAATAAAGATTGTAAATTATGTAGATTACAAAAAGAATTGCTTTCAACTAATACTTGGAACAAACTTACTTACTTACTTACTTACTTACTTACTTACTCACAAACAATGGTTTTCACAACCGATATGAATGTTTTTACTGAGAATATTCGGGAACAGAAAGCTCGCCAGTTCTGGAATGATACGAAAAAATATCAGAGGTTTCAAACACCTTCACCCACAACATCTACTGTTGATGTTTCTCCACCGGTTTCACCTGTCGTTTCTCCAGTGAAATCAGTCTCTAAAGGTTTGAAGAGGGCGAAACCTGAAGATTTCAAGGTAGGTCAGATAGTACAATACACTCACTTCAAAACAAAAAAGTATTGTGAAATACTTAAAATCACCCCTTCAAAAAAATCGTTTAAGAAACGTGACTGCATTTTCAAGGATGGTCAATATGTACCTACAATGATCCCGAATGAAACAAACAAGGATAGATTGAATACATGCCGCGTCTTGTATATTGTTGCTTAAATAAAGATATCCCTAATCGACTAATACATATTCATCCTCATCTATTATTCCCTTCATTATCTTACAAAATTGAGATGGATCTTTCTTATCTGGAGGAGCTATTAAATATTCCCATACAAATACACCCAACATTTTTTTATATTTTTCTTTTACTTTATTTATTTCATGTAATGCTACAGTGAAACCATCATAATCTCCACCTAAGAGACCAAACACGACCTTTTCAGGTGGATATCCATTCTTTATAATACTATCATAGGTTTCTAATGTATATGAATCATAACATTGGGTGTTAAACCAACTGATATGTCTGCCTTCTTTAGAGTTATATAGTTCTTTGTATGAGAATCCACCGAACCCTGCTCCATCATTAATTAAAGCATCTGCCACAGGTGCCATAGTTATAGTGAAATCCTCACCAAAATCATCTATTAATCTGTTAATTAATTTTTTAACATTAGATATATCCACACTTTCTTCAATATCTAAATCTATACCACTAATAAATCTATATGTTCGCAATAATTTAAATAATAAAGGATAATATAAATCAAAATTACTGAATAAGGTACCATATGCTCCACCAGCACCACCTATCATTAACATAATTTCTGTACCTTGTTCATACATTTTCTGTAGTTCTACCCATAGATTATCAAACCTAGAAGAAGTCGGCCAATGATCATTTAAATGGATATATGGATCATTCTTATACGAAGAGAAATGTATAGATGATACTATTATAGTATCTATGTCTTGCACATGCGAATATAATTTGGATAATCCGGAAAAAGTTTGATAATAGATAATTGTTTTCATAAGTTATAATATAAATATATTTAAATAAATATATTTAAATATTATGCCGACAGAAATAATATCTGGATTATGGTTTTCTGATATTGAATCATTAAAAAATCCTAATTTTTATATAGATAATAATATTAATATAATTATTAATTTAACTGATTGTAATTATAAGGTAGAGAAGAATGTATCATATATAAATGTTCCATTATCATCATATAATATATATTCTATGAAAAATATTATAGATAAAATAATAGAAAATATTCATAATAATATAGAGTTGAATAATATTTTAGTTTATTGTGTTAATGGTTTAACAATCTCACCATTAATATGTTCATTATATTTATTGAAATATGGTAAATTAAATAAATATGATATTCCTGCTATATTTAAATCTAAAAATGATCAAGTATTATTAAATGTAGATGAATTCGATAATTTTATATAAATTATATAAATTATCTCATTGAGAATTCGATAATTTTATATGATAAATTTATATAATTATTTATTAAATTTTTAAACAAGTTAATTATAAATTAAAATAATATTTAGTATATTATATAGAATGTCACAGATACAACTTGTCAGTAGAGGTGATTTAGATACTTTTTTAACAGGGAATCCTAGTATTACATTTTTTAAATCAGTTTATAGGAAACATACTAATTTTTCTATGGAAGATATGATTATCGCTACTATACCTAAACCTATATTACTTTCTGGTAAATATGCGATAAAAATACCTACAGGAACGGGTGATTTATTATATGGAACTAATTTAATATTAAGAGGTAATAAAGTATATTGTGGAAATGGTATTGCTAATATATCTACAGCAGTAATAGATAATATCGCTTTTTCTATTGGTAATAGAGAAATAGATAGAACTTATGGACATTATTTAGAAGTATATCATGAATTAAATCAAGAAAATCCTAATTCTACAATAACAAATTTGGGTAGAATTGAAGATTCATCATTATATCATATAGGTCATAATGCTGATATGGCTACTTTAGCATCAATTCAAAATACAAATGAAAATCATGTAGGTGAGAAAAATTATCCATATATTGACAATTCATTAGCAAAACCAACTAATATTATGGGTTCTGGATTAGGATATCCTCCAACTCACTTTCAAAGATCGTCTAAATGTGGTGGCACATATTGCTCACCAACATATTTACAAGAACAAAATAATACTAATAGTGCTACTCATCTACAATATGAAAATAATAATCTAATATCCACTATAAATACTAGACCTATTAGCAACTCATATTTGAGGTCCCGGGTAGGCAGTTCTGTTACAGGCACTGTAAAAATTCCTTCAGTTGGAATTACAGTTTCAGGTTCTTTAACAGTAACAATAACCATTGATGGGGGGTCAGATACTTCTATAACCGTATCCGGATACATTGGTACATATTCAACCGCTAATCAACTAGTTGAAGCATTAAATAGTGGTATACAAGGTGGAAATAAAGACAAAATTAAATTTAGTCATATTAATGGTTATATTAGATGTTCAATAATAACATATTCAACAGGTTTTACTCCATCTACTATAATTATTAGTGGGGGTGATACAACATCAATATTTGGAGCTACTCCAAATACTATAGTAGCTAGAGATAATATGTTAATAGACAAACAACAAATTGATAATAGTATGAAATCCGGTGATATAATAGGTGAATGTATACTACCTTTAAATTTTTGGTATTGTAGAAGTCCAGGTCAAGCATTACCTTTAATAGCATTACATAAAGGTGTTGAAGTAGAATTATATATTAAATTTGCCGATCCTGGTGATGCTGATTGGACATCAGATAGTGCTTTTGATGATATTGATTCATACATTACATATGACCCTTTACCAAATACTAGAAATGATATTAGAAATGCATATAATATAGGTGGGAATAGTAATAATTTAAAGGCTATTGTAGATAGTACGACTCAAAATTTTCAATTTGATATGAATATATCTGTTATCTACATATTTTTAGATAATATGGAAAGACAACGATTTCAAAATAGTGCTCATGAGTATTTAATAGAGCAATTACAATATCATCGACATAATAGTTCTAATAAAATAATAGATATATCTGCATTTCATCACCCAATTAAAGAATTAATATGGACTGGTCAACCTTATATTTCTAATCTAATATCTAGTAATGATGGTACTAATTTTTCTGATTTAAATACTGGTGTTAAAGCACATAAATCTGGTGTTAGATTTGTATCGGGAAATACTGGTTCAACGATTGAAGATGATGTTTTATATGGAGGAGGTATAAAAAATGATGATACAAAAACATATTCTATTGGATTTGATGACCGTACTTCTCCTTATAGTTCAATTAATAATGATAGAGATGTTAAGGCTTCTAATTTAACGAATATAACTAATGGTAAATATGTTCAAGGATTATTAGGACCATCTACACCTGATTGTTTAGATTATTGTTCTTATAAAATAGTATTAAATGGTACTGATAGATGCCAATATAAACCCTTACAGTATTTTACTAGAGAAAATGTCAGAAAATATCATAAAGGCGGGTGTGTATCTGTTCCCGATTCTATAGCAGTATTTAGTTTCGCCTTAAATCCTAATGATACTGCTCCTTCAGGAACATGTAATTTTACTAATATTGATTTAAAACAAATACATAGAAATATTAATAGTGATGATTTTAAGAAAATAAATGTATATGCTATAAACTATAATATCTTAAGAGTTGTTAATGGACAGGCAGGATTATCATATGTTTTATAGGTTATCATACGTATTATAATTAAATAATTTAATATTATATATATATATATAATGTCATCTGGTGCTACATCACAATTAAATGCAAATGAAGATGTAATATTTTGTTTAAATCCACAAATTTCTTATTTTAAAAGTGTATACAGAAAATATACTAAATTTATTGTATCTGATTATGAGACTAGTAATGATTTATTTTTCGAACAAGATACTAGTGGGAATATTAATATACCATTTCCATCACAAGGAGAATTATTATCAGAAGTATCTATAAGAATAAGAAAAACACAACCAACTTCTGGTAATCTACCCGATAATATAGGGACATCTTTAATAGATAAGGTTGAATTATTATATCAAGGTGCTAGTCAAGCGAATAATAATGTTTTAGAAACAGTGCCAGCAGAATATATAAATTTTATGTCTATGTTAAATAATAATAGAACTATTAATTCTACATATGAAACAGATGGCAATAAATTAGTATGTAATAATGGGAATAATTATCAAAATATGGCATTATCAGGTGGTGTAAGATATAAAATACCGGCCGATGTATCTGATCGTTCTAAAGCATACACTATGGATGCTATTGTTCCTATACCTTTTTCATTCACTAAAAATATTGGTTCAGCATTGCCTATACTAAAATTAATTAAAGAAAATTTAAGTATTTCAATTACACAAACATCTAAAGAAGGAATATTTGATAGTGAAGATTTTGCTAAATTATTTAAATTTAGAGCAATATTTAAATTTATATATTTATCTGAAGAAGAAAAATATAGATTTAAATCATCTGATCAAGAATATTTAATTTCTAAAGTTAAAAAGTTTTCAAATAATATTACAATAAGCAATTTTAATATAAGTGATAATTTTGTGAATCATCCAATTACTTCAATGTTTATAGTAAATAATAATGATTCATTTAAAGAATTTTCATACCAATTATTATTAAGAGGTGTTAATATGCAAAGTGGTTTCTTACCACATGAATTTTATTCTAAATTAAATATTAATCAATCTTTTAAAGGTGCTATATATAAATACCATAATCAAAATAATCGAACTAAAGATCAACAAGCCTCAGAGAATCAAATTATATCTATAGAAAATAATATATCATATATTCCTTTTTCTTTAAAAACAGCAGATGGACCTAGTGGTTGTATAGATACCTCTACGAATGATTTAAAATTAAAAATTTATAGGGAAGATATAGTTAATCATATTAACTTAACATTATATGTTATTTATAATACTATAATGACTGTTAAAGATAATAATATATTATTTCCATATGGATATATTTAATATGGTAGATATTTAACATTTTTTTATATGATATATTATATTATTATGAGTGGAACAGGTAATATAGGAACTTTATCATTAATAGCTCGTATGAGTCAAATTGAAAGAGAAAATTTTATTGGACAACCACAAATTACTTTCTTTAAAAGTGTATATAGAAGACACACTAATTTTAGTAAGTTTTTATCAGTTGATGATCAATATGAAAATTCTAATTCATTCGGTATACCAAGAAAATTTATTTTAGATAGATCTATAGGTGATCTTTTATCTAAAGTATATTTACAACATAAGATTGTATTTGAAGAAGATAGCACACGGTCTAATTTAAAAATCTTTGCTAATTTAGGTTCTAATTTAATAAAACAAGAAATGGGTTCATTAAAATTAACTATAGGAACAAATAATGTATTTCAAAATAGTTCTCTATATATAGAAACTAAACAAGAATTAATGAATGAAATTTGTTTAGCTTCAAAAGATGATTATACAGTATCTCCATCATTAGAAAAAGTTGGTGATAAGATAACATGCAATAACGGTTCTCATCATAATTACACTACATTTTCTGGTGGAGTAAGTGGTCTTAACACAAGCACTCCAACTACTAGTCTATTTGAAACAGAATATTTTTATATGATACCTGATTTTTCATTTCAATATGATTATGGATTATCTCTACCATTATGTTGTATGAGGAATGAAGAAATTGTGTTAGACGTGGACTATAATGCATTAAGTAATGTAATCAATATAACTGGAGATCAATCTAAAATTAAACTTCATTCATCTTGTATAAGAGAATACATACATTTAGATATAGAAGAAAAAAAAAGGTTTTTAACGAATAGTCATAAATATATAATAGAAACTGTAAAAGAGATTACATGTGATCATACATCAACATCCAGTCCAATTACAAGTATTTCTAATTTAACTAAATATATATTAATAGTTGGTACTAATATTACTCAAATTTCTGATACTACTGACATAAATGAATCAAATAGTACTCCAAAAGAATTAAACGATGGATTAAAAATTAATCTACTAATAGATAATAATAATTTAAATACAGAATCATATGATAGAAATATTTTTACAAGATTAAATTTATATAAATATTTCCCTGGTTGTGGTCGTGCATTATTACCAAGTAGTATTCTTGATAAAAATTATGGGCATTCAGATACTATAGCAGTTTTTCCAGTAGCTCTAGAACCATTGAATATGACACAACCATCAGGATGTATTTCTACACGTGGATCTGGTGTTAGAAATATTTTATTAGATTTACAGGGTAATACTACAGATTTAACTATTTATTCTATTGATTATAATATTTTAAATATTTCAGATGGTCATTGCCAGAAACTTATATATTAAATGTATTTATTTACTAATTTATTTATAAAGAAAAATAAAACTGTAGCTATAAATGATTTAAGTAATATAAAAATGTTATTATTTTCTATAGATAATGCTCCACATATTAATGTATTAAATTGAGTAATATTGATTATTATAAATATAAAGAAAAATATAATAGATGATTTAAACTCATCTAATAAAGATACATTTTCACAAATATTTTCTTTATCATTATTATTTTGATTTTCTTCCATCATTCTTTTTTTTTCCATCATTTGTAATTGATGTTGTCTTTGTTCTAACATTTGTTGTTGTTTCATCATATTCATATGTTCTTGTTTTTGTTTATTCCTTTCCATCATCTGTTGCTGATTCATTTGTTGCTGATTCATTTGTTGTTGCTGATTCATTTGTTGTTGCTGATTCATTTGTTGTTGCTGATTCATTTGTTGTTGCTGATTCATTTGTTCTTTATCACTATTAATTTCTTCCAAGATTGATTGCACCATTGATTCATCTTCCGACATGCTCGAATTATTACTTGTCCTCATTAATTCCTCTATTGAAGTTCCACCTCTATTATCCATATTTATAATTTTAATTTATATATTTAATTAAATATTTAAACTAATTACTAATAAATCATCAGATACATTTCTATATAATAATTCAGCTACCATAAATCCAGCTATTATCGATATTATATATTTTAAATATTCTTTCATTTATATATATTAATATTATATTTTTAAAACTATATTTTCTTCTAATTCTCTATCTGTAATATATTTGAAGAATATAACTAATGATATCGTTATTAATAATACTTTAGTGTTAATAATATTATTTAAGTCTAATTTCATGTATATATAATAGATATATAAAATAATGGCTGATATGGATAATATATTTGAATTATTTGGAGATATTGATGAATTTGATAATGATACATCAGTTCAAAAAAATGAAAATTATTATATTTCACAAATTCTAAAATTAATGAACGACGCTGATGAATTTCCACTATATATTTATTGTATGATAAAAACTATATTAACAAGAAAAGAAGTATTAAATAATGCGCAAATAAAAGAAATCGCTGATATATTAAATATTAAACCAGTTGTTAAAGAAAAAGTAGTTATAAAAGAAAAGATTGTTTATAAAGATAGAAAAACTAAATTAAATAATTATGATGACTATTGATTTAAAAAATAAATTTGAAATTGAATTAAAGATATAAATATGACAATTATAAATTTAAAAATAATATAAATTTAAAAATAATATAAATTTAAAAATATAAAGATATAAATTTAAAATAATATAAATTTGAAAATATAAAGATATAAAATATAAAAATATAAAATATAAAGATAAATAATAATAAGAATATGGAAATGAATAATGTTAATATCAGTGTGAAAGAACTTGCAAATTTAGTAATGGACCATGATAATCCTGATAAATTATTAAAAAAATTTAATGATAATATACAACGTTATTTGTTTGAAAATTTAATTAATATTGGATTCCGTACTAATTCAATTCCTTTCTGTAAATTTTCAAAGAATTATATAATCTGTCAAGGAAAAATAGATCAAAATGGTATAATAATACCTGTACTAAATCATAAAGATTATTTTGAAAAAGCATTTATTAATGAAAGTTGTTCTGAAGGTATATCTGATATTAAATTATTAGATAAAGAAGAAGGTAAATATGCTTTAGGTACATGTAAATATTCTGATAAAAAATATCCTATTCGACACTTTGATTTAGAAAAAATATCAAAAAAAGCAGATAAAAATGATATCACTAAAGGAAAATATATTTTATTTGTAATTTGTAAAGATAAAAATAATATTAGTAAAGGACGTCAAGATGAAATTTCGGAAGATGTTGTAGAATACTTTGATCTTAAAGATTTAGAAAAATATTGGGATAATATTAAATATAATCTAAAGAAATTAATTGAAAATAACTATATATTAAATGAAAATAATTATAATATTATTCCTCACTTTGGACAATTATTATTTATTAATAAAACATTAGAATTAAAAAAATTAAATAAATCAGAAGTTTGTTGGGGTGCAAGATGTAGATTCGGTAAATCTATATGCTCATATCTTTTACCTAATTTACATATAAAAATTTATGGAAATGTAAATTCATTAATTATATGTGAAAGACCCAGTGAAACTAAAAAATCATTTAAAAAATATTTCTGGAATGATAAAAAATTTAATTTAATAATAATTAATAGTGTTAATGATATTAATAAAATAGAATTTAAAAATAATAATATTGTAATTATATCAGATCAATTATTAAAACGTAATTCAAATTCTGAATTAATTTCTATATTAACTAAATTAAAATATGATTATATCTATAAAGATGAAGATCATGTAGGTGGATGTACGGAAAAATCAAATGATGTAGAATCTAAATTAAAATCTGAAAATACTATGGTTATCCCTATGACAGCAACATTTAATAAATCTAAATTTCTCAGATCAACTGAGGAAATCCTTACATGGAATGTACATGATGATATTGATATATCTCAAGGAAATTTTAATAATGTTAAAGAAAGATTTGGAGAAGATATAGTATGTAAAACATTAGATATGTTGAAATATGATAATAATATATTAGAAGAAAATATAATTAATCATTATAAAAATGTTCCTAAATTATGTTATATGACAACCAATTGGCATCCAGAACTATTAAATTTAATATTAAGTTCTATTAAAGATACAAATGAAGGATTTGATATTGATAGATTATGGGATTGTGATAATAGTTTTAGAAATGAACAATCAGTTCATAATTTATTAGATCATATTGGAGGAAATGGAATAAATAAGAATATTATTAATATTTATAAACGAATAAACAATCATTCACTTAATAATGGGAATAAATATGTGAATTTAGGTATTAAACCTTGTATTCAATTATGGTTCTTACCTCAAAATAATATTGAAAAAGTATCAAATAATTTAGAAACTTTAATGTCAAATCACAGAGTTTTTAAAAACTATAAAATATTGAAAATTAATTGTAAGGACCCTCAAACAATTAAATTAAAAGAAGGAGCAGGTTTAGAAGAAAATTTAGAAGAAATATTGAAAACTTGTGATAAAGGTTTAATATTATTAGCAGGTTCAATGTTAAATTTAGGTATATCATTACCTTCATGTGATATTGTACTAAAATTACATAATAAACAATCTGCAGATGAAAATGAACAACAAGATTCAAGATGTATGACTGAATCTGTTGGAAAAAAATATGGATATGTATTTGACCTTAATCCACATAGAATTTTAAGTAAAACATTCGGAATATGTGATCAAATTAATATGGTTTTAGCTTGTCCTGAAGCAGGTAAGTATTGTATTGAACACAATTTAATTGAGATTGATTCTGATCTATTTGATACAATCGATAATACAGAAAAATATAATAAAATATATAAAAAATTAAATGATGTGTATAAAGAATTTATAGGTCTTAATAAAGAAAGTTATAAAAAACTAATGTCATGTAATATTAGTAATATATCTAAAGACATATATAAAAGTTTATCTAATGATGATAAAAAAGAATTATTAAAATATAAAACAGATGGTAAATCATCCATCAAAATAAAAGAAAGTTTAACTGATACAAATATAGGTGATGGCAAAGTTAAAAAACCTATTGATGGAGGATCTGACGGTGGAGGATCTGACGGTGGAGGATCTGACGGTGGAGGATCTGACGGTGGAGAATCTGATGTTGATTCAAATACAATTCAAGGTCCTTCAAATGAAGAAATATATATAAATATTATTAATAGTATATTTCAGAATACTATTCCTATGTTAATATTCTTAACTATCAGAGAATTAAATATTGATTCAGATGACATATTAACTATAATATTAAATAATATTAAAACTGACCCTGTTAAAAATAGAGCATTTACATATATGTCTAATTTATGGTGGGGAATAAATGATCCATATAATATATTATTCATAATATTTAACCACTTAAAAATAAATAAATATAATATATATATAATAAAAGATATGATTAATAATTTAAAGAATATATTAGATCAACCTGCTGAACTATTAGAATTTATGATTAGTAATCTTCAACCTAAACAGGTCGAAAAACGTAGAGATGGACAAGTTTACACTCCACCTGAACAAATTTCTGATATGCATGATACATATGATATTTGTATTAAAGAAGGTATTTTAAACGATAATTCAATATGGTCCAATCCAGATGCCACATTCTTAGATTTATGTTGTGCTATGGGTCAATTCTCTGTACAAATATATCATAGATTAATGCATGGATTAAAAGATTGGCAACCGGATGAACTATTAAGAAAACAGCATATTTTAAGCAATATGATTTATATGATAGAAAAAAATGAAGCTGACGTTGAAATGTGTAAAATGTTATTTAATTATGAGATAAATATTTGGACAGGTGATTATATAAATGATTTTAACCTTGAAGATGTTTGGCCAAATATATATGAACAAGAAGGATTTATGCATATCCATACAAACCCACCTTATCAAAAAGAAAATAAGAAAAATCCTGAAAAAATGAATTCAGGTTCTCCATTCTTTCAAGAATTTATAAAAAAATCATTAGATGATTTAAAACCTAATGGATATTTATTAGCAATCCATCCACCTACTTGGAAAAGACCTTCTAGTCCTAGAATGTCTGGACTTCAAATAGAATATATTATTAAACAGGAATTATTATATTTAAATACATCTGATAAAACAGATAAATTTATTGGCGCATCACCTAAAGTAGATTATTATCTACTTAGAAAAAATCCTGAATCAGACAATAATACATATATAGTTTCTGAATTTGAAGATAAAAAAACCGAAGGTTTAATTAAAATAAACAAAGAAAGCAACTTTCTCCCCAATAATCTTAACACAGAAAGTATTGGTATTATAGAAAAAATGTTAGATAAACAAGATATTCATAATTCTTTAAAAATTATATATAAACAAGTAACTGGTTTTAAAAAAAAAAGTGGTCATCTTAAAGATAATAAATGTGAAAAATATAAATATCCCATTATTCATCAAGTTAACAAAAGTGGACTAATTTATCAATATAGTGATATTAAACATCCTACACAAAATTTATTTAAAATAATCATGCCATTTAAATCTGATCCATATAAGTTTGTTAAATCTTTATATTATGACAAAGGTGTTAACGGTATATCTGATAATATGATGTATATGGAAGTATCTAGTGAGGAAGAAGCTAATATTATAATTAATCTATTAAAATCTAATATATTTAAATATATTTATGATGTATGTGGATATTCAACTGGACAATTTCAACAAATAGAATATAAAATATTAAATCAGTTTAAAATCCCAATGAATATATTATCAATAAATGATATATTTAAATTTTATAATTTAAATGATAAAGAAATTAATGAAGTTAATAAAACCTCTAATAACAAAATTAAAGAACTTAATAATATGAATGTTAAAGAATTAATAGAATTATCTGAAAAATTAAATATAGATAATAGTTGTATTACTAAATATAGATCTAGAAAAGGTCCTTGGATAGATATTATAATGAAATATTATAATAATATAGAAGATAAAAAAATAGATTAATAAATATATTATATATATATTATCTTTATGTTCCAAACTAACTAACTAACTAATAAATTAAAATAAACATTCTTGTTTATGTATAGGTACTTCTTTTTTCTTTTTTTTAGCTCTTGTTTTATAATCTATTTTTTCTTCTGAATCATCATCGTATAATTCATATTTTTTACTTTTATATAATTTAACACGTTTTTTAGATTGTTTTTCAAAGCATGGAATATTTTCATCAATAATATCTAATATTAATTTATGATATTCTCCATATTTCCTAAATATTCTGCCGACTGACTGTTCTACTGAACTTACAGGCGATGCCAATATTACTGTATCTAAACTTGGTATATCAGCACCTTCAGAAAACATCTGATATGATCCTAATATACATCTTAATTTAGATGTTTGTTCTAATAATTCTGGGTGTATCCCACCTATATACAGTCCTGCTACTTCTTCTTTATAGTGTTCATTTATAAGATCCATCATATCAATTAAATGTTGTCGGCGCTCACTTAATATTAATACTGTTCTACCTTCATCATAATACTTATACAGATAATTTAAAATTAAATCTGTTCTAGGTTTATATTCACATATTTGATTAACCATTTTAGGACGACATATTGTCCCATTATATATCGTTTGTATTTTACAATATTTAGGATCTTCTGATATATAATGAATTAATCTTGTTTCCACTCTATGATTATTTATTTCTTCAGGCGATTCATATACAATATTGCCTAGATACCATTGAAATACATGGTGGGTGTTATCGGCGCGTTTAATAGTGGCGGATAATCCAAGTGTATATTTTGGTGATATAACTTTCATTGCTCTAGAAAAAACTTCAGCTGATAAATGGTGTGCCTCGTCAAATATAGCTAGACCAAACTGTTCAAATAAATTATTAGCATATTCTTTCATAGAAATGCTCTGCAACATACCTAATACTATATCTTTACCCTCTGTATCAATAGTTTTCCCTTGGATATATCCTATTTTAGCATTTGGAATAAACTGTTGAATCCTTTCAGCCCATTGCGTTAATAAGAAAGATTTATGACAGATAACTATAGTTTTCTTTTTTATATGGCAAGCAATATTAAGTGCTAATACTGTTTTACCTCCACCACATTTTAAAGATATTAATCCACCTCCTCTATCCTTAGCAACACTTAAATATGCTTCGGCGATTGGTTTTTGTATTTCTCTTAACTCACCTTTAAATTCAAGATTAGGAGAAGAAACACCATCTGGTAATTTATTTAATAATGGTGGACCAAAATTATCTATACCATAAAATCTAGGAACATATAATGATGATGGTGATTCTGATAATATATTAAATTTTTTATCCGTATTTTGCCGATTCTTTACAGGATCATAAACAAATGGCACTATTAACATATCTTTTTTAACTTTTGATATTTGTTCTGATGATAAATCTTTTTTCTTAATTTTATATCCATATGAAGTTACAGATGTTTTCATATTTTACTTATATATTATTATGATTATATATTTAAATATAAAATATATCAAATTTTAATGATTTTTCATATGTATTTCATATGATATTATATTAGGGAATGACCTTTTACATTTCTTACAATAATACGGATTTAAAAAAGGTACTTCAGATTGTCTTTGATTTTTCTTTCTACGAAGTATTCTAAAAAAACACATTATATATAATAATCATATATTATTTAACTCGTGATTGTCCATATGTTTTTTGAATGATTCCCATTTCTTAAAGTATCTGCCACAGTGAGCGCACCAATATAAATTCTTAATTAAATTTTCTTTATCATATTTTTTTTTAATAAAACATTTAAAACACATTTATATTATTGTAAGTCATTTAAAAATATGTTCTTTTATTATAATATAAATGGTGAAAAGTATGTTATTAACGCAATATCTAAAGCAACATCAAGATGCTTTAGAAAAGTATGGTAAATCAATAGTTTTGATGCAGGTTGGTTCATTCTCAGAAATATATGCTTCTATCAATGGTGAAGGACCTGATCTTAATGAAATTTCTAATATTACTAATTGTTCTATAGCTATGAAATCTAAAGATACTTCAAATGCTCATTTTATGATCGGATGGCCAAAACTTGCTGATAGTAAATATATTCCTCTTCTACTTAATGAAGATTTCCAAGTAGTTGTAATTGAGCAAAAAGATGATTCTCCATCTACTCATATAATTAGAGAAATTACTAATGTTATCTCAACAGGCACAGCATTAGATTACAATACCAACGATAATAATAATTTAATGAGTATCTTTATTGAAAATTTAGATAATAATGGTAAAATATTCCATTCTGTAGGTTTATCTATTATTGATTTAGCTACCGGTAAAAGTTATATTACACATATACTAGATGATGTGAATAATAATCATTTATATGAAGTCATGATATCACACTTTATGAATATATACACTCCTAGTGAAATTATAATTCATAATGAAGATTCTAATTTTAATAAAAACGATTATATTCAATTATTTAGTATTAATCATGAGAATGTTTTAGTTAATTTTTTTAGTCCATTCAGAAAATATACAAAAATTCAATATCAAAATGAATTTCTACAAAAAATATTTAAATTTAGTAATATGTGTTCCCCTATAGAAAATATTCATTGTGAAACTAAACCTGAAACTGTGATGGCATATGTCCTTCTTCTAGAATATGTTCATCAACACCGTTCTAATATTATTAATAATCTAAATATACCAGAACATTTAGAAAATGTTTCTTATCTAAATCTAACTAATAATTCTATCCGTCAGCTTAATGTAATTTCTAATAATAACCACTATAAAGGTAAACACGATTCCTTAATTACTATAGTAAATCAATGTAAGACGCCATTAGGCAAAAGATTATTGAGAGAACGAATCACACATCCTATGATTAAATATCAAGATATTCAAGAATCGTATGATTTAATTGATCTATTTTTAATTAATAATTTTTATATTAATATTAGAGATACTATATCTAAAATTAGTGATATAGAAAAGTCTATTAGAAAGATGGGTATAGATATGTATTCAACTGATGAATTATTTTCAGATATAATTTCATATAAATTTATTGATAGAGCTTTGATTTTATTAAAAGATAATGCTTCAGTATACGGAAAATTAAGTAATTATCAGGAACATATTATTAATTATGATAATTTTATTAATGATATTAATAATATATTTAATTGGGATAATTTTAATAGTAAAAATGATAATAATATTATTGAAAGAAGTTTATTTAATATTAATAAGTATCAAGAAATAGATGATATTGATAAGGAAACATTCAATAATAAAAAAAGATTAGATTATATTTGTGAACGATTATCTAAATTTATTGATACTAAAAAAAATAATAATAATAATAATTCATTACCTATTAAAATTGAGTATACTGATAAAGATAATTATTATATTTATACTACTAGCACAAGAGGTCTTAAATTGAAAGAAAGATTTAAGAATCTAAATAATCAAAATATTAATGTTAAAGATGAAGATGGCGATCTTATATATTCTTTGAAACCAGAGAATATTGTTTTCAAGTCATGTAAGAGTGGTAATGTTAAAATAGAGTTAGATGAGATTGGAGTAATTTCAAATAATCTTATTAAATTAAATAAACAATTATCATATCTAAATAATAAATATTATAATCAAACTATCCAAGAATTATATGAAAAATATAATATTTCTCTAAAAGAGATAGCAAAGTTAATCGCAGAAATAGACTTCTATTCTAATGGAGCACATCTCTCTATTAAAAATAGATATCATAAACCTACATTAATTAAATCTCATAAATCATTCATGAATTTTAAAGAAATACGTCACCCTATTATAGAGTTAATTAATGATAAACATGCTTACGTAACCAATGATATTAGTTTAGGTGTAGATCATGATGGAGTATTATTATATGGAACTAATTCGTGTGGTAAATCATCTTTAATGAAAGCAATTGGATTAAACCTTATCTTGGCACAAGCAGGGTTATTCACAGCATCTCTTGGGTTTGAATATTCTCCATATAAGAAATTATATACTAGGATTCTTAATACTGACAATATATTCTCAGGTCATAGTTCATTTGTAGTTGAAATGAATGAATTAAGAGATATCTTATATTCAGCTGATGAAAATAGTATTGTTTTAGCGGATGAACTCGCCATTGGTACTGAAACTACATCAGCATTATCAATTGTTTCCTCTGCTATTAAATTATTATGTGATAAGAAAGTATCTTTTATTTGCACTTCTCATTTACATCAGCTAAACAAAATCTCCATTATTCAGAATATTCCTAATCTGAAAACATATCATTTAAAAATTACTACACAAGATGATACAATTATTTACGATAGAAAATTAGAAGAAGGTCCAGGTCCCGCGATATACGGATTAACTGTTTGTCAAGCATTAAATCTTGGTAATGATTTTATATCCTTGGCTAGACAAGTACAGCTGGAAATTAATGGTGAAAATAATACTATAATTAATGATAAACAATCAGTATATAATAAATCTGTCATTATGGATGAATGTTCAATGCCTATGTGTGATTGTAAAGCAGAAGAAACTCATCATATCATGGAACAAGCAGACGCTGATGAAAATCAAAACTTTGATCATCATCACAAGAATAAAGCACACAACCTAATTCCATTATGTAAAAAATGTCATGACCAGATTACATATGGCAACCTACATATTAAAGGGTGGAAAGAAACATCTGACGGAGATATCTTGGATTTTGAATTTATGAATAATAAACAAGAAAAAAAATCAAATAAAAAATATTCTGATAATGATGTTAAACTTATAAAAAAATATTTTGAAAAATATAATATTACATTAAGTAAAAAAAAGATAATAGACAAGTTATCTTGTGATAAAGATATTAATATTGGTATGGCAACATTCAATAAAATTATTAAAGGGGATTATTAGACAACCAAGATGGTTCCATTAATTTAATATAATTTATGAATAACTATTTAAATATTAATTACGTAGATAAATAAATGGAAAAAACAGACGAAAGCTTTTCGCGTGCGATAAAAATGATAGAAGATATGTTTCCAGATGATAAAAAAACATACGAGCAATATGAAAGAGAATTTAGAATGATAGAAGATATGTTTCCAAATGCAAAATTTAATGTATGTATTCCTATAGAAGATTTAGATAATATAATAACAGATAAAAAAGAAATAATTGTTAAACAAAAAATTGATTGTTATTGTTATAAAAGAAAAAGAACAAAATATTTTACAATAAAATGTAATGAAAATGAATTTTTAACAAATAAATATATAATTACAGAATTAATGAATCAAAAAATGAAAATGCAGTGTAATCATAGATTTTTAGAAGAAATTCATAAAAATAAAGAAAATATTTATGAAATATTTGCGGGTAGTTAATAAACTAAACTAATCCTAAAATGTACACATCTCGCATTGAATTTAATAAATTCTCAACTGATTCTCTATCTTTAAATCTTTTCATAAATTTAATCATATTTTGTTTTAATTGGTCTGGATGTCCCCAATATTTACCAATAATTATTTTATTAATAATTTCTTTTATTTCATAATTAGGTGTTGTTCTATTTGCTATTTTTGGTTTTATCCATTCAGATATTTTTTCTTGGGTATCATCATCAAATGTTTTATCTTTGAAATATCTTTCATATAATTCTATGCGTTTATCATCTGAAATAAGGTAACAACGATTCCCTCCTATTGGTTGAAGTCCACATGTTCGTTGTATTACAAAGTAATTTAAATATTCAGTTTCATGGTTCATTTCTTTAGATGCTTCATTACATGCGTTAGTAAGTTCTTCAGGAAATTTAATTTGGAGGTAATACCTCATCCGTAATGGTTTATCTGAATTCATATATATTTCCCAGGCCTTTTTAGATACGGGGACGGAACCTTTAATAGCTAATAATTTAATCATAAATATTGCTTGTGGTAGATCTAAATCGATGTCATCAGTAATTTCACTATAAACATTCTTAATATGTTCAAAGAATTCCATTATTAATTTTATAAAAAATATTAACATAATTCAAATTTAAATTTATTTTTTTTTAGATTTCTTTTTTCTTTTAGATTTCTTTTTCTTTTTCTTTTTTTTTAGTTTCTTTTTAGATTTTATTTTTTTAGATTTTATTTTTTTAGATTTTATTTTTTTACTACCGATTTTCCCTGCATTGTGCCAATTAAACAATTTATTAATTTGTCCTTCATCTATATCATGAATAAATTCAGATATATCATCTATATGTAAGATAGAAGTATATAAAACATAATTTTGAAGGCCTACTGGTTCATCTAATATAGGTGGTAAAATATATGGAACAATAGATATTTTGGTTTTTTTACCTATTCTTGAGTAAGGTCCTTTATCAAATCCTTTAAAAATACATTCAAACATGAATATGGAAAAAATGTTTTTCCTTAAATCAGTTGATAATTTCATCTTATTAGTTCTATAATTCATTTCTATATTAACTATATTACCAGATATTAAATCTTTCTTATTAAATTCTGATTTTGGTTGTAGATTCCCATATACTGAATATTCTTCTTGTTCAGTCCCCCATGCTCCATCTATTAATATGATATGTATATTTTTACCTGTCATAATACAATATTCCATAAGTGGTAATGGTAATTGTTGTTTTATAGAATAATGTTCACCTAATAAATTATCTATTACTGGTAATACATCTCTGAATTTATATTCTTCTTGTTCATTTCCTCTAATATTTGGTCTTATAAAACAATGAGGCATGAAAACTTTAATTGTATCAGCTGTCTTATCAATATTATCACCCATTTCTTCTATTATTTCATTTATTGTATGAGTTTCTGTTGGGATTTGATAAATAATTAATAATGTATCATTTATATTTATATTATTTTGTTTTATTGTTCTTTCCAGTTCTAATGGTTTATGTTGTTCATTTAATATATATTTTAAATTTAACCTATCTAAATCTAAACCTCGTTCAGTTATCTCTGTTTTTACTGATTCTTCATTTAATATTTCATTTAATAATTTATCCTCATCTAGTTTTAACGATATTCGAGACCCACTTTCTCCAATTTTAAAAAAAATTTGAATAGACATATAAATATATATAGATATTAATATGATATAATTAGTATTTATTAGTCATTTTCTTGATCCTTAAATATGTCTAAATCATCATATTTTTCAGTATATTTATAAAATGATTCATCTCCATCCCATAAAGAACTAGGGTTTTCCATATTCTTTTTAAACTCAGAAATACTCTTAGGATTTGTTTTTATAACATATATATGATTATATTTTACTTCAGTTATTTTCTCTTCTTTATCCTTATTTTTTTTATTATTATTGTTGCTTTGATACTTAAGTTTAAATGCACGACCCATACTTATATTTAATTTATATAAAATAAAAAAAATCAAATTTATTTTAACTTATTAATTTATGAATTAACTCCCAATCACTTTTATCAGGTGATTTTACTTTTATATCTATTATATCATCTTCATTTATATCTTTATATAGTATATCATCACTAAAATGTATCTTTAATTTAGGTTTTAAAGGGATTACATGTTCAGGTATTGGTTTTATTTCTACATTTTTCTTAGGTGATAATTCTATTTTTTTAACAGGTTTAATAATAGGTTTTATTGCAGGTTTAGATAAAGGATTTCTAAATAAAAAATAACAATATATCCCAGCACTGGATAGAAGACCTGCTACAATTATTTTATTCATATTTATTCTTTATATTTATATTTATATATATTTTTAAATTAATGTAAATACCTACCATTTTTGTCTAATCTACATTTCTTACAATAAGTGTGCCGAGATCCATATTGTCCTGGTTCGCGTTCTACAATCCATTCATGCTCACAGCACCGAACCATTTTTATCTCATATTCATGGATTAAAATATTTAATTTCTTAATATTATCTAGATATTCTTGTTCTAAATTTAATAGTTTTGTATGTTTTTCTTGATCTGAGATATCTGATTGAAGAAATGATGTATCCATTTATATTAACAAATAATTAATTATTAATACACTTTATTAAGTAAATTCTTTATTTAATTTTCAAATTTATTTTATTAATATATCTAATATATATTATATGGACGACTTATTATTATTCATAATTATTTTATGTATATTTTTCTTCATCCTAATATTTTTTAATAAGGATTTATTTGATAAAGATGTTATCAGAGTAAAGAGTACATTAGACGGTGAAGTATATTTAGTAAGGAAATTACCTAATCCTGAAAAAGCAGCTAACTTGTTAGCAGGATATAAACAAGATATTATTAAATTATCTCAGAAATTAAAAGATAAATATATAGATAATGGAGATCCGAAAAGTGAAGATTATGAATATAGGAAAAATGGAGTAGAAAGATTATTAAATAATTTTAAAGTGAATAATCTGTCAGAATCAGATCCCTACCACAGATACAAATCCTATATGATTAATAAAGGAGAAGAACTATATCTATGCTTAAGACATACAAAAGATAGAGGGTATGAATTTAATGATAGAAATTTAGTGATATTTACTATATGCCATGAATTATCTCATGTATGTAATATTACTCTTCAACATCCGCCAGAATTTTGGGAATGGATGAAAGTTTTATTAGAAACTGCAGAGGAGATAGGTATGTACCAACCTGTAGATTATTCTAAATATCCGAAAGAATACTGTGGAATGACAATTAATTCTACACCATATATATTTAAATAATTAATTTAAATAATAAATTAACCACCATTGGAGTGTTTTTGGATCATTTATATCTGAATAACAAGGATAACTCCGAGCACCTGGACCATTTCCAAAACCCCATCGTTTTTCTCTATCAACTTCTTCTTGTGATAATATTTCTAGTCCGTGTCTTATAGAACCTTTATAAAATCCGTTTTCATCCGGTTTCTTTGTGTTAGGACCTGTTTTTCTAATCATTATTGATTTTAAATTACCTTTAAACCATTGTTTCATTGCTTTCTGTGTATTAAACTTTTCTATATTTGGATCACCTCTATCTTGCTTAATAGGTTGTGTGCTATTACCTTCCATACCAACTATATTATTAGTACCGTTAAATGTCCCTGTACTATTTGTTTTATTTGTTTTTTCATCATAATTTGTTGTTTTTGTATTCCATATAATTCCTTCTATAAATTCAAAATCATTATCCCATAATTTTTCAAACATAAGAATTGAATTAATATTCGTATAACATATACTTAAACCATTATCATCATGACCAGTTAGTCTACCTACAGAACCTTGTAGAATACTTGAATCATTTGGTTTAATATTATATCTTTCATACGAGATACCAATAAATTCTTTATGTTGTGTTTTGGCACAACGAAGTATTTCACAATAAAATACGAACGTGTGTTTTTCAGGTTTAATTTTTAATAATTTATTAATATCTTCTTTTTTTGTTTTAAGATAATCAATATTATAATCAAAATTATCACCGAAAACTTCTTTAAAATTTCTTATAACTTTTCCTTGTTTATCTTTAAGCTTATTGGGGACTCTAATCAAATGATACATATAATTTATATATCTTTCATTAATAACCGGTAAGATTTCTTCTACATTATTAATATCCATAAGATCTTTATATTGAAATAATCTATTTTTATTTATTAATTCTTTAGTCCCTATATAAGCTTCACCTGGTTCTAATTTAACTTTTAATGAATGATCACGCCAATCATTTATATCATTTAAATTACCGTCGGGTGTTGCTGAAAATTGAATTAATTTAATATCATTATTTAATAAATAGTCTAGATTATAAAATCCACATTCTTTAAAAGTTTTGTGAATTGTTTGATCTTCTTCGCATGCAATTTGTATTTCATCCATAATGATTAATACATTTCGTTTTGATTTAATTTCATTTACAAATGTTTTAGGCAAATTAGCGCGATGATATATTCTTTTTCTGATTAAATCTGGCATTCTTTCTATAGTATCATCTTTCCATGCTTTATCAGATAAACCAGTTATAATATAAATATTCTCTATTGGGATATTATATTTAAATATATATTGTCTAATTAATGAAGTCATACAACCTGTTTTACCCGTTTGTGTTTTACCATATACTAAAATATTTATTATTTTCCGATCCTCTAACCTTGAAACAATGATAGTGGAACATCTTGATTGATTATCATATATAACATTAATCCCATTTCTTTCTTTAATATTCATTTGACTGTTTATAATAGTTTTCTGATCGTGCATATCTTCTAATTGTTTCATATCATACTCAATATGTTTTCTTTCCATATTATATGATATATATATTAGTCTAAATTATAAATAGTTTTTAAAATCAAATTTATAATTCAAAAAAATATAATATACATATTATATATGAAATATAAATTGTATGAAAAAAACAGTATTATACAGAAAGTTAATACTAAATATAAATTAGTTAATGTTATTAATAATAAAGAAATACCATTATCAAATATATATCCTGATGATACTAATAATATAGTATTGAATAAAATATGTTTATCTATTAAATCACCGATATTAACCGATGAAATTTGTGCTTTTAATAATAATTTTAATATCATAGGATTTAATTATGAAAAAAATGTTGATATTAGTAATATATTTAATAAAGATAAAAAAATAGATAATTCTTCTTTAAAAAAATATATTGATTATAACTTTGTAGATGATTTAGATAATAAAAGGAGTATCTTAAAAAATAATAAATATAATGAATTATTTGAAAATAATTTCACAATTGATAATAATATTATATACTATTTTACTTTAAAAGAAATATTAGATTTACAAAAAGATATTAATATTAAATTTATATATTCAGTTATTTACAAATATTTCCCAAATATTATTAAGAATTATATTGATAATTATGATAATGCTTCCAATAAAGAATTAAGAAAATCTGAATATGAAAAAATTAATAAAATTATTGCTAATAAAAATTTATTTATGGATATATTGAATGAAAGCGATGTATTAGAAGAAAGTAATTTTAATATTAATTTATTAAAATATAATTTTAAAAAACCATCTAATGATATTAATGATATTAATGATATTAATATTATTAAATTATTTTCTGATTTTGAATTAAATGATAAATATGTGTTTTCCAAGCTAATTAGAAAAGACTATGAGAATACATATTATAAAATATATAAACCTAAATTAAAATTAAAATTATCTGATAGTTCTACTGTAATTGATAAAGAAATATGTAAGAAATTAGTAGCTGATTATAAAGATAATATTAATTCTCCTTTAAATGTAGGATATATGACATCATTTGAACAGCCTACTAATTGTTTAATTATAAAGACATATTTAGAATATAAAATTAAGATAAAAAAAAAAATTAATGGTAAAGGATCTATTAAAAGTGAAGAATCTATTAAAGAAAAAACAAATAGATTATTTTTTTCATTTATTTTATATAAAGAAGGTAATGTAGATATCACAATAAATAATTATTATAATATAGATATAGATAATGATGTAATAGACAAAGTAATAGAAGAATCTAATATATTAATAAAGAAGATAAATAAATTTAGAATATTTAGTAAAGAAATAATACCTAATAATGTTATAAATAGTGCTGATAATATTAATTTTATTAATAATGAAATAATGTTTTCTATGGATGATTTTTTGATTAATGGACAAACAATTTATTTACCTAAAAATTTACTTATATTTTTATCTAATTATTCTACTCATGTTAGAATTATGAAAGAAAAAATGGATTATCATTCTGATAAAGATGATATAATATTACACTATAAACGTGTTAATAATTATGATAATTCTGAAGTTATTCAATCTATTATCACATCTTTAATTAAATTCGATGATGATTATACTGAAGGACAAATTATTGAATTAATTAGTAAGAATGCTGGGATATCTGCTCAAGAAGCTACTAAAGAATATCAAAAATGGGTTGATAATAGGTCTGATAATGTATCTAGAAATATATCATTACAAACAAAAGAAACTGGTTCAGAAATAGTTATTAATAGATATTTAAATAAATATATTAGATTTCAAATATTTAATGTTCATTCATATGAGGAATTATCAAGAATAATTAAATTTATTAAAACATTTATGTATTTATATTCAGAATTTATTAAAAAACAACTTCCTAAACCAATAAAAGAATTATTTACTAAAGTTTCTAAATCAAAACAACTTGAAAAAATACAAGAAGAACTTGAAAATAAACAATTTATTGAAAAATCATTAACAAATATACAACAATCTGAATCTAGTTCTGATGTATCTGAATTAAATTTTGATGTTAAATCTGATAAACCAACTACAAGTAAATCATCTGTTAAAAGTAAATCACCTGTTAAAAGTAAATCACCTGTTAAATCACCTGTTAAATCACCTATTAAAAGTAAATCACCTGTTAAAAGTAAATCACCTGTTAAAAGTAAATCACCTGTTAAAAGTAAATCACCTGTTAAATCATCTGTTAAATCACCTGTTAAAAGTAAATCACCTGTTAAAAGTAAATCACCTGTTAAATCACCTGTTAAAAGTAAATCACCTGTTAAAAGTAAATCACCTGTTAAAAGTAAATCACCTGTTAAATCACCTGTTAAATCACCTGTTAAATCACCTGTTAAATCACCTGTTAAAACTAGTTCAGACGTATCTGATTTAAATTTTGATGATAATTCAGATCAATCTGATGTTGATTTTAATCAGTTTGGTGATAATACTGATTCAAGTAATGATGATAGTAGTGGTGGTGGTAAAACAGCACAAACATATCAAATTGATAATAAACAGAATTATTTAAATAATCTTAAGTCTTATGATAAAAAATTATTTTCACCTAAATCTGGTTTCTCTTATCCAGCTCAATGCACTAATAATCAAGGTATTAGAATGCCCATCCCTCTACATGATGATGAATTAGAAAAAGTAGATAAATATGATTTATTGATGAGTGCTTATAGAGTTAATAGTGATGGTTCTAGTAAATTAACACAAAAAGAATATGATTATTATATTGATAGAAAAATATCTAAAAAAAATATGTTGAAAGATTTTGATATGAAAAATATAAAATATTCTCATGATTTTCCATCATATGTTGGACCTATAAAACAAACTAATATTGATAATAATGATACTAATATTACATATATATGTCCTAAATATTGGGATGTATCTAAAAATGTTGGTATTCATCCCAGAGATATATATGATCAATTAGACAAAATCATCCCACAAAAATTTAAAGGTGAAACTGAAAAACATATTTTCTCAAAAGAAGGTAGTAATTTTAGAGAAGTATCTGAATTAAATATAAAAAAAAGAATAATAGAATATATAAAAAATCTAGAAATATTTAAATTAATAGGAAATAAAAATAAATTAAAGGAAATCATATTAAATAAATCTGATTTTAATAAATTAAATAATTCATTAGAAGATACATTAAGAATTGTTAAAATAAATAAGAAAAATAAAAAAAAAGATGGTCATTTTACATTTGAAGATGAGGTAAAAGAACTTATTAAAAAAGGTAAAATGAAAACTTTAAAAAAAGAAATAAAAGAAATTCAAGATAAAAAAATGGATGATATATTAGCTCTAAATTTTAAAGAATTTAATGATTATATTATTAATATTATACCAGAAATAGCATATAATATTATACATCAAGAAATAGTTAATAGTATTCAACCTAGATTTTTTGATACAACAGTATATGAAGAATATAAATTACCTTGTTGTTTTAATTATAAAGAAGGTGAAGAAATATCTAAAAAAGTAGATAAAGTTAATTTAAAAATTGATAATAATTTATATATTACTAAATCATTAGCAGCATGTAATTTTAATAAATTTTCACATATTCATCCGAAATTACAAAGATTATTTAATCATCATCCTGATCAATTGAGAAAAAGAATTAATGAACCATTTAAAGAATTTAATGAAAAAATACCTGATATACACGGTAAATTTAATAGACCTAGTAGATTCTTCGGTGGATTTATTAGATACGGTGTAGAACAAGGATGTAATGCATTATTTAATACATTATCTAATTTAGAACATAAAAATAATAAATCAAGTTCATACGAAAAAACAATGTTATCAATAAAAGATTTTATATCAAAAGGTAATGAATCTCTTTTAAATTATATGAAATTAGGTGATGGAAATATTGTTCAATTATTTAAATCTGAAAAATATATTTCTTCAGATATTGATTATTTTATTGATAATTTTGATACATTTGAAGATTCATTAAAATATATTAATATGAGTAAAGATACTATTAAATCTATAAAAACAGAATTAAATGAACTTAATATTTCAAAATCATCTAAAATAAATATTGATGAAACCTATATTATTATATTTAAAAGTATTATTAAAAATTATAATATTAAATTATTTTATGATATAATCATATCTAGAAAAAATTATATTAAATATATTGAAAGTGATGAAATTAAAGATTATAAATATATTATACCATTAGTATCGGCTCTATATCCTAATAAAGTATATATTATTTTTGAAAATATTGATGATATTATTAATATTAAATTACCTTATAATTCATATAATTTAAATGAAGAAAATAAAAATGAAAGAATATTTAATTTTATATATAAATCAGGTGATGTATATGAACCTATTTATCATATAAAAGATTCTTATTATATGGAAGAAAATGGAAAACCTATAAAAGATGAAGAAGGTGAAACAATATTTGATAAAGATGATTTAAAAGAAATATTATTCAGTAAAATTAATAAGAAAGATTTACCAAATGTTAAAAGTGAATTTTCTAATCATATTTTTAAAGATAAACAATTATTATCTATAAAAGATACAGATTATGTTGTTTATTATATGATGAATTCTAATATTAAAAATAATTTATATCCAGATGAAGATATAAATGAATATATAAACTCAATATTAGATGGTATTACTAATAATATAAAAGGAATTAATAATAGTAAATATGAAAATATTAATTTATTTGAATTAGATGATTTATTAGGATATCTTCATAAAGATCCAGATAATAATACAGGTATTAAATTATTAGTTGATAATTATTGTAAAATTTCTCATGTTATAACTAATAAAAAACATATATATCCTATTATACCAGGTGGTGTAATTAATAGTTTTAATATTAAACAAGATAATGGTGAAAATAAAAATTATAAATATGAATTAATATATAGTTTTAAAAAAAATACTCCTACATATGATGAATATATTAAATATAGTAAAACAGGTCCAGGTATTATTAGATCTAAATTTAGTAAATTAGCTGGATGTATAATAAATAATAAAGAAGAAGTAATAAATATTATTTTAAATACTTCATTTAAATCTAATAAAATACCTTGTAATAATGCTTATATACCAATTCAACCTATTAAATATAATAAGAAAACACATAAAAAAATATTAGGTTATAAAAATATATACGAAATTGATAAAGATTTATCTAATTTTAAACAATGTAATGATATTCAAAAAACATATAATACAAATATTGATTATATTAAACATATTACTAATCTCATGATACAAAATATTATATTTTATATAAAAAATAAATATTCTAAATATAAATCATTTTGTACAAATAATCATTCTGATTATGTAAAAGATAAAATATATACTTTTAAAAAAATACCTAATAATGTATATAATAATCTTATTGAAATAAATACTGATTTAATTGATTATTATTATGAACCTAATAAATTTAAAGGTATTGTTAGAAAAATAGGTAATGCTAATAAAAGTAAACCTACTGAATTAACTATAGATATTTCAATATTAGATGAATTATATCTTAAAATAAATAATAGTATTAAGATAAATTATGATAAACAAGATGAAATATTTAATTATATAAAAGGTTTTATAGATGAAATAGTTGTTGTATTACCTGATAAAGAATATAAAGAATATAAAGAAAATAAAAATGTATCAATATGTTTTGATAATGAATCGAGTGAATGTGATTATCCATGTTTTTCGGATAATGATAATTGTAAGTTATATGTAAAAAAAAGTTCTATATATGATAAAAAATCATTAATTAATAAAATCATATGGAAATTTGTTGATTTATTATTAATTCATAAAAATATAGATATAGTTAAAAATATATTACAAGATAATATTAATATAAATGATTTATATAAAACTGTTAAATCTGATGAAATATATTTTGATTATTCTCAATATATAAATAAATATTTAGATGATTTATTTAAATATGAATCTAAATATATTAGAAATATTAATTTTTATGACCAATTTAATATTAATTCAATAAGTTCTAATGAACCTAAACCAATTACATCTATCCTAAAAGGAGTGCCTAATATTATTAGACAATTATTTAAATCTGAATGTAATATCTTAACATATATGGATGAAAATAATTTAGATTTTATACCAATATGTAGAGCATTTCATGATATATTAAAAGAAGAAATAGATTCTATTAAATTTAAAGAAGATATTAAAAATTATATGAATAAAAAATTATCCGAAAATCCTGAATATATTAAAAAAATATTATTACCTTATCACATATATGATAATCAATTTTTCTTAGATAAATTAAATAATAAATTAACAAATAAGCAAAATAAAAAAATATATGGATTAAAACAATTAGATATAATTAAAGAATATATAGATAATAAATCATATAAATTACTTCCTAGTGATTTAGAAATATTATCAAAAAAATATGAAAATGTAGGGTTCTTATTAATTACTAGTAAATATTCTGAACAAGACCCTAGTAAATTAAAACATAATATAGAATTTAAATATAATTCAAAAACAATAAATAAAGATACTAATATAATATTATTATATCATTATTTAAATGAAAATAATAAATATGATATGGCAAATATAATTATTAAAACAAATCCTGATGATGAAGATTCATATAAAACATTTTTATCATTAGAAAAAATATATAATATTAATAAAATAAAAACAATAATTAATAAAGATTATCCTGAAGTTGGCAAACTTTTTATTATTTCAAAGGATGATTAATATCTTACTAAATAAATTAAATTCCTTATTTTTAATATTTTATTTTAATAATGGAGTATTTTTCTGATATATATAATTTTAAATTACTCCGTAATTATATTAATAATGACCCTGTATGTGATTATTTTGAATTACAATCACATCTAAATAATTCGAATAATTATGAAAAAGATGTTAATAATTATTTTAATAAATATATAAATAAATTATCTTCTGATTATATTGATAATTTCTTTAATGATATTATTACTAATACTAAATTACATTATCCAGATATAATTGTGAATAAATATAATAATATTGATAATACTATTAATAATATTAAAAATAATGTTCCATTAATTATAAATCCAATATTATTACATGAAAAATTTAAATTAATAGTAAAATGTGATATAATGATAAAGAAGGAATTATTTATGAAAATATTTAATGAAATTAAAAATATTCCTATGAATATTATTAAAGATGATGAATATTTAATTATTAATATTGTTCCTGAAATATTAACATTTAAAAAAGGATGTAGAGAAATATGTAATTCATATAATTCATTTTATAATAAATGTTCTATTTATGCGTTTAATAGTGCTTTACGTAAATATGTTAATAGAAATAATTTTTACTTCTTATTCGGTAAAGAATATAAATATAATAATCAATTATTAAATAAAAAAGAACATATTGGATTAATTATTTTTGAAAAAAATTATAGAGAAAAAATAATCAATGCCATAAAATGGTTAAAATTATTGAAATTTAATCAAATTAATTTAAACCCTAAACCATCTTGTATTGAATTATATCCTAATATGAATAATAAACAAAGTTGTTGGGAATCTGAAAAGAAAAAACTAGCTGAAAAGATTAAAGAAATTACTATGATCTGGAGAATAACATATCAAGATAGAAATAGATTAATAAATATAGGTATTGATACTTGGGATAATCCATATTTATTAAATAATTTATATGAGTTTAAAGATTCTAATACTAAAAATATACAAGAAAAAATAATCCATATGAATAAACATGATAATTTAACTATTGAACCTAGGAGAACTGTATCTAATGATTTTAAAGATATATTAAAAATAAATAATTGTGAATTTATATTAGATTTTGAAAGTATTTTAAATTTAGAAGAAAGAACTAATTATTTTAATGATAATATTAATAAATCATATCCAAATATATGTATAATTGGATTAGTTATTTTAAGAAATAATGAATATCAAGCATTTAAAGATTTTACTATTGATAATTTAACAATTGAATCTGAAAAAAATAATATAATAAATTGGTGTAAATTTATGAATAGATATGATAATATTATAATATATCATTGGGGATATGCTGAGAAAACTTATATTGAAAATATTCATAAAAGATTTCCAGATATTCAATTACCTAATATGAAATTAATAGATTTATTAACATATTTTAGAACAGAACCGATTATAATAAAAAATTGTTTTAATTTTTCATTAAAAACTATTGGTAAAAATATGTATAAACATGAATTAATTAAATCTACATGGTCAGATACTGATAATGGATTAGATGCTATGATTAAATTTAAAGATATTTGTTTAAAAAAAGATAAGAATATCCCTATAAAAAGATATACTGAGATTGCTGAGATTATTGAATATAATAAAATGGATTGTGTAATTCTAATGGAGATTTTACAATATTTAAGATTTAAATATTTATAAATTTATTATAATAATATATGAAAAACATTTATTTATATATTTTTTTTTAATTAGTGTCCAATTCTATTCAAGACCGGTAAATCATTCATATGATAATTCACTAAAAGATGCTTTCAAGTTAATTGATATCGAAGGTAAAGGTGGTGGTGATGACTAAATATTTTTATTATAACAATAATCATGTTGTTGATCGGATTCAGCCGTGTCAGATATGGAAGAATAAAATTTGAATGTGCAGCGTTCCCCCGGATTACATCTTTGTGAAAATCCTACACAACTAGGATTACTATCACAGTGACTTTTGGCTTGATCTAAATTATGGATGTATGTCGGCTCGGATAGTATATCGCCTTCACACGTACTGTAATGATCAGTTCGTTCATATGTTGGTGGTGGTGGTGGTGGTGCTGGTGATGGTGATGGTGCTGGTGCTGGTGCTGGTGCTGGTGATGGTGCTGGTGGTGGTGATGGTGATGGTGCTGGTGCTGGTGCTGGTGCTGGTAATGATATTGCCGAAATAATTGGTAAATTAAGTCGAGGCTCAAAAAATTTTAGCACTGCAAAATAATTATACAATGCAATATCGTCATACAAACAAGGGTATTTTGTATCATCACTATGTATTGTATCATGAAAATTATTATAACCATCTAAACATTTATAAACTGGTTCATATTCACCAACACCAGTAGTTCTAATTGAACATCTTTCAGTCGTTTCTGGATTAAAATCACTACATAGTCCTTTACAATCATCTGGATTTTCAGATGTACAACCACTATTTTCATCTTGAAAATTTTGTAAGATATTTAAATAACTCCCAACTACCATACCAGTTTCATCGGTATCTTCTATTATTTTCTGACAAATATTCATATCTGTATTATATTTATATTTATATGATAAATCATTACATTTTCCTTCATTACATAATTGATATGTTTTTTCATTACAAGGGTCTACTCTACATTTATCATTCTGAAAATAATATAAATCTTTATCTAATCCAGCATTTAATCCTAAACATGAATCATAACCACAACTACTCAACATATCTTTATCACAACCTAATTCACTAGAACATATATTATTTAGACATGTACTATTAAGACAATCTAAATCTGTATCACATTTTTCATTATATTTACAAAATCTTAATGGTAATTTTTCTTTATATAAATCTGAGTGTAAACAATTATCACCTGGTTTTGTTATCTTATATACTCTTTCATTAAAACCTACACCACATTCTTTATCAGTTAATTTATTTACTACAAATTCACCCTCACAAACTCCCGCTTTTTTTTTACCAGTAAAACTATCCAACATTAATTCTAATACTTTATTTATCTTATTTAATGGCAACTCTTCTTTAGAGGAAGTATTACTAAATTCATTAAATGTTCTGAATAAATCATCTTGTATATTACCCTCAATTAAATCACTTTTTAGATAAATTATATAACTTATTAATAATATAAATATTATTAAATAATAATATTTAATTTTATTTTTAAACTTTAATGATATATATATAATTATAATATTGAATAATATTAATAATAAATTATTATTCATATATTAATTATATATAAAAAAAATATAAATGGATTTTATATTGATATAATCTCTTTTAAATTTAATTATCTATTAACACAAATATTATATATAATTTCATAATTATATTAGTAATTAATATAATATATAATCATTATAGTATATTTAAAATGTGATTATCGTGATTCTTCAGTAGGTGATGATTCTTCTGATAATGAGGGACATGTAAAATAATTATCCCGTGCTTCTATTCCTAATTCTTCTAATGTAAAACCCGCATATTTTGGTTCAAGTGTCGCTTGTTCACAGTTGGTATCACTGTCAACACTATCTACACAAGGTAAACGGGATTCATTTTCATAATATTCTTCACACAAGATATCATCAGGTAATTGTTCACAACTAGATGTTCCATTATTAGCATTATTACACATAATCCCCTTACTAATTTCTAATTGATTATTAATTGAGTAAATAGTTGTCCTTCTTTCTGTATCTTGTAATCCAGCTACTTGATCTATTGTTTCTTGATTTATTTCAAAACTGGATAATTTTATATTTATATCTTTATTTATACATTCTTGTTTTATTGGGTCATATGTATATTCACCATATTTTTCTTTCAATACTTGACATTGTTCATCATCACAATAATATAATTGATCTCTTGAACAAATATTTGGATAACTACATACTCTATCTAATTCACTACAATATCCACTTATACAATCATTATTATGTTCACATTCTTCATTAAATCTACATAATCTTTCAAAACATTCTTTAGATTCTATTTGTCCATTTTCATATATACAATGAATACCCGTTTCACCTGCTTTTTGTATTACATTAAATCTCCTTATTTGCTTACCTCTTCCACATTCTTTTGTGCAGTTTGTCCAATCACCTAGTTCTCCTTTACACATTTGATTTGGAGGTATAATATCTTCTGATTTATTCATTAATTTTATTAATCTAGTAAAATTATCTAAAATAGAATCATATAATATATCTTCTTTTAAACTAGTTTTTATATCTTTATTCAATAATCCAGCGAATGCCATTTTATAATCATCAAATCCTTCCACTAATTTATATGCTTTATAATTTGTATATAACATCCATAAACTTAATAATGTTAATAATATTATAAATAATGATAAATTATATTTTAAACCTATTATTAATAGTATATTTAATAATATAATTTTAATAATTATATTCATATATTATAATATATAATAAAATATAATGTCTAAAAAATCTATTAAAAAAACTAAAAAAAATAGAAAATCTCTTAAATATAAATTATCTGATAAAAAATATAATAAATTAATTAAAGAAAAAAAATCTAAAAAAATATCTAAAAAAAATAATAAATTATTAGATAATGAATTACAAAAAAAATATTGTAAATGTGTAAAAACTTTAAAGAAAAAATATCCTAAAAAATCAAAAATATATATTGGTAAGTTTGGTATTTGTATGAATAGTGTTTATAAAAATAGAGGATTTAAACCACCATATAATGTTTCAAATACATGTAAAGATTTTTATAATTATTAAATTAGTTTAATATTTAAAATTAATATATTAATTTTATTATAAAAATGGAAATGATTTTAGTAACTAATGACAATATTAATACAGTTCTTCCTAAATATATTGAAGATAATAATATTAATATTAAAGAAATTGATAATATGATTGATACTTATATGGATATGGTAAAGAATAATCATTTATTTATGATTGATAGAGATTTATTAAAAGACCTATTAGTTGATATTACATATATGTATTCTCCTGATGATGATGCTAATAAAAGTCGTGTTCTATATCACCTTGTTGGTTCTGATTCTGATGATGATGATGATGATGATTCGTGTGAAGATGTAGTCGTATCTGAACTAACTGATTAATATAAATTTGAAATTTTTTTATAGATTTCTTATACTTAAATATAATCTGCTATTACTGTAAAAGAGTAATACTTATAAAAGAATACATAAACAATATGGCTCTTTCCAAATCTATCGAAGTTCATGTCCTCACAGACCGTTCTGAGGAAATTGATGACGAATTGTGTATTAAATACCTTCGCGAACTGAAAGATGTTCCACTAAAACTACTATTCATCTTTACAGGCACTGAATCAATTTCTTCCCTAGAAGCAATTGATACTTGGTATTCTAAAGGATTTGAATCATCTACTCTTACACTAGAAGATAAAGAATGTAAGTTCATTACTCTTGAAGAATATTCTTCTAATGATATTCATAATCCAGATTACTTTCTACAAATTGCTCCTGGAAAAGATTATAATGGAGAAAATCTTAAAGTTAAAGAAAAGTTTATATTCGCGGGTGATGTAGCTGGTGTTAAACCTTCTTTCAACTATAAGGGATCTTCTAATCTAGTTGATAGGTTCTTTAAACAAGATAAACTTGTATGTATTTCTTCAGAAGTTATGTCAGGTATGAGATTGAATGAAGAACTACTTAATAAGTTTCAAGGAGCATATCTAGAGAATATTGTCTTCACAGCATTTAAACTAGCATTTGGACGAATGCATCCGAAACACCCAGTCGCTTCTAGATTTGCTGAAGGTCTTGTTAACCCTGAAAAAGGTCGTGGTGTTAATTATAAGTCTGTAATGATTATGGCAGAAAAACTGGGAATCTCCACTACACACGGTAATTCAACACCTTATTCACCTGAATCAATTAAGTATTTTACAGATATCTTTGGTGAAGAATGGGAAGGATTTAATAAAGATGATAATGGTTGGCCATATGCCCATTGCTCTATTAATCTACTAACTAAAATGAATGATGTTCTTTATTGGATCAATACTCAAGCAACAGGTAATGATACTAATATCTTTGAACAAAATGGTGGTGAAGTATATTATAGTGATTTCAATATTGATACTATTCCTGAACTACTAATTCCTTGTTGGGAATACTTTAAGGCAAATGCTTCTAAACTAATTGACTGCTATAATCCTGTATATGATCTATTCGCTGGATATTGTCTAGTCGGATTTATCAAATACAATAATGAATCTAGATTATATTCTAGTCCTCAAGATTTCCTAGAAATTGTGGTTAATGAATTTTAAGATAAAATAAATATTTAATATATTCTTTAATAATAAATTTGAAAAATTTAAACTTTTTTTAAGTAATTAAATCAAGTATGGATTATTGGCCTAATGGTCTCGAATATATCAACGAGTATAAATATTTTGATATTGATAATATTTTAATTGGAGATATACTTGATAAAGGTAATATCCCTGTATATAAAGGTAAATTAAATGGTAAAGATATCGCTATTAAAGAATATACAGTTGATGATGAAGAATATTTATATTTAGATGATTCTATAATCACAGAATTACGTATAGGTCTTAAAGCTGATTCTAAAAGACTTCTTAAAGTTTATGGATATTCACATAGCAAAGATAAAATGAAATATTATTTATTAATGGAATATATTAATAAAGGTAGTATATTTAATTATATTAATGATTATTTTGTTAATATTATATATAAAGGTCAAGATACTGATAAAAAATCAGTAAGTAATTATAATTTAATATCTGGAAAATCAGTATGGAATTATACTATGTCTGAAAAACAAAAATATAGTATCGCTATATCAATTATTAAATCTATTATTTCTATGTATAGAAATAATATAATTCATGGTGATTTAAAATCTGCTAATTTAGTTGTTCATAAAGAAGATAATAATATATATGTAAAAGTAATTGATTATGGAACGTGTTATCATGTAGATGACCGTGATAAAAACGTTGATCTAGACCGTGTTATAGGGACAAGTGGATTTTATGCTCCTGAACAAGAAGATAATATATTAAATCATAAATCAGATATATATTCTATTGGTGTTACTATTATAGAGGTGTGGACAGGAACAGTATTTATGAAACATTCTGATAAATTTAACGAAGCTCGTAATGAAGTATTAAAATCATTAAGAATTATTAAAAATAATAATAAAGAATTAGAAAAAATATTAAGAAAATCTATTGATCTAAATTATAAAAAAAGACCTAATATATATCAATTATATGATATGTTTATAGAACTAGATGTAAAGTAGATTCCTTTTGGATATTATAATCAGAAAGAGTTCTACCATCTTCTAATTGTTTACCAGCAAAGATTAGTCGTTGTTGGTCAGGCGGAATTCCTTCTTTATCTTGAATCTTTGCTTTAACATTCTCAATAGAATCACTTACCTCTACATCAAGTGTAATTGTTTTACCAGTTAGAGTTTTAATAAAGATTTGCATTGTAATATATTTATATATATTATTATTATTTTTTTAAATATTAATTAAATTAATTTTTAACAATGATCACATACATAAAATATATCTTCATTATCTGATGTTAATATATTTTCTAATGTATAATTATGTATATGATATTGTTTTCTATTTAATTCTTCTAATAATACTATAAAATTATTTAATTCTAATACTCTTTTTAATTTATCTACAAATTTAATTACTATATCATCTAATGTATCTATTTTTGTAATATTGATATCTACTCTAAATCCTGAGAATAAATCAGATGATGCTTCAAATGTTCTCCAATGTTTTTTATTATATGGTTTTGAATCATTATATATTATTTCCATTGTATCAGCCATGTTTATATTAATAAAAATATATTTAATATATATATTATGGACGAATTAAATTTATATCAAATAGATTGTGAAAATATTGAAAATATTATTGATAAAATAAATAAAAGTTCTTCTAATTTAGAAGATAAAGAAGTTTCTGTTAAAAATGATGAAAAATATAGAGCTCTTAGAGCTACTATAATGGAACAACGAAAAAAAATAAAAGAACTCGAATCTCAAAATAAAATATTACAAGAACTGACTAGTAAAAATTAAATATATTATGTTATTTATTTATCTAATCATATTTTCAAGTTTTTTATATTTATTTGCAATTATAATTAATTCATTTTTTTCTTCTATTAGTTTATTAATTTCTATTTTATGCTGTTCTTTCTCTTGGTGACATTCTAACCAGCACCGTCTTATTTCTTGATATGCATATTGTGTTGTTAATTTAGATTTATTTCTATAAAGCTCTATAAGATCTGATTGAATCATGAGATTAGAAATCTCACCTTCTATGGTAGTCGCTTGAAGTGGAGTAGGCGGTCCAGGAGGTTCAGGTGGTTCAGTATATTTATGACCATAATATATTTCTCTCAATACTTGTTCAGTCATTTTTATTGCATTAGCGTATGCTGCATTTTTCTGTTTTTTTGGATTATTGGATTTTTCTTTAAAACCAGATTTATCCATATTTATTAAGTTCATTTACTTTCAAAAATGAAACTCAAATTTACCATTTAATAAAATTAAATATAATATATATTATATATGTGTGATTATATTGTAGCAATACCAACTTATAAAAGATATGATGAACTTACTAGAAAAACATTACCTACTTTAAAAAAGGGTGGTGTTCCTAAAAATAAAATATATGTATTTGTTGCTAATAAAACTGAAGAAAAATTATATAAAGGAAAAATGGATCCAGAAACTTATGGTCATATTGTTGTTGGTAAGAAAGGATTAGTAAATCAAAGAATATTTATTAGTGAATATTTTCCTTTAGGAACTTGTGTTGTTTCATTAGATGATGATGTTGAAAAAATACAAAAGTTAAAAGGATCCTCATTTAAAATTAATAAAAGAAAAAGAACTAATAAAAAACCTAAATCTGATAATAAATTAGTTGAACTTAAAAATATTGATAAGTTTTTTAAAGATGCTTTCACTTTACTAAAAAAAGAAAATTTATATTTATGGGGTGTATATCCCACAAATAACCCATTTTTTATGGATAATAAAGTATCAACTGATTTAAGATTTATTATAGGAGTTGTTCATGGATATATAGTAAGAAAAGATAAATCACTTAGACCTAGTAAACAATCATTAAGTAAAGAAGATATACATCAATCTATATTATATTATTTAAAAGATGGTGGTGTATTAAGATTTAGTAATGTTTCATTTAAAACAGTATTTAATGCTCCAGGTGGATTAGGAACTAATAGATATGGTATGAATAAAACAGCACAAGAATTTTTATGTAAAAAATATCCTAATATTGCTAAGAAGAAGTTTAGACCTGACGGAACACCAGAAGTCAGGTTAATAGCTAATCCTGAATTATAAAAAAATTTTTTTTTGTTTTTTGTTTTTTTTTGTTTTATATCTAAATATTTATTTACAACTCTTTACACATTTAGCACAACAAATCATGGTAATTATATCTTCTCCAGACTGTTCTTTTCTCTTGTAAACACGACCATTAACCGGTTTATCACATTTACCACACATCAAAGGTTCCCAAATTTCTTCATCTATCTTAGTTTTTTCATCTTCGACTTTTCTATTCAGAATACAAGTAGAATTAATCAATGATGTAGCACGCATTTTCAATTCTTCTTTCAAAGTGGATTTTGATTTATTTGGGTCAGCTCTAATATAACTATCAAATTGATTGTCAATGACAGTATCAAATTCTAGAACTGCTCTGGTAAGTTGATTACAACTTGAAGAGAAATCTTCACTAAATATGAAAGTCTTATCAATTTTTACCCAAATTTTCCGGTGCCCTGATTCGATCTTTTTCTTGGAACAAGGTATCGGACAATCTATAATAGTCAAGCGAGCTTCTTGAGTATTACTAGAATTTACAGACGATACAGGTTTTTTCCCCATGGATCCTTTCTTAAGCCATTTATACCACTCCTCACCTGATTTAATATAATATTCACCCGAGTTTGATGCCCTAAGTTCGTAGGTTACACTATTATATTTTAGTGAACTTTCCAAAGGTGCAAGAATATCAAACCCGTTGACAGGTTTTCCATTACAATTAATCTTCACCATACTTTCACTTGGTTTTAGATAGTCAAAATAGTTATTCCCAATACTTGTAATGATACATTTTTCGCCTATTTTTTGATATCTTTGACTATTAAGACTAATGCAATGGCGCCTTATTTGTCCCTCTATATCTTTTAGGCTACCAGTCCATCCCGGTGGAGGTTGCGGTGAACTGATCCAAATGCTTCTAGTTCCATTTGGTTCAGCGATACCCTTTAGAAATGGTAGTTCATCTAGGAAACCTTGATACATATCAATATTTGGATCAGATACATCTCCATTATAGTATGATATACTATAGAAATCACCTCCACGGATACCAGTGCATTGAATAAAGATATTGATTGAAATGTAATGTGGGTTAATAGTAATTGGCGAAAATATACCAAAACCCATATTATTTGTCCCATTTCTTTCAGAATCGGCAATACGAAATGCTTTCTTAAGAGATGGTAGAGAATTGAATCCATTAGGATTCCCTGATCCAATCTCAACAAATTCAAAGTATTTGAATGGTCCCATTTGTCTGAAGTTGATATTCACTTCATAATTTGGGTCATTATTCTTTGAAAGAACATTGTTAAGATATTCCTTGATCGTATCCAATTCATCATAGTTCAGAGAAAGAATATTCTTAATAATGCCAGATGAAGAAGCCTCAACTTTCTTCATAGCGAACATTACATGTGGCGAAGAAGCCATCAATGTGTATTCTTGTTCGTAAGAAAGTTCGTAAGTAAGTTCGTAAGTTTGTATGATATTTGCTGATTAAAGCAATTATTTGTTGTATAATTATTCCCAAATCTTTATTTCAAATTTATCCAAAGAATTGAAAAAAAAGTTGTTTTGTTTTTTGTCTTTTGTTTTATATTGTTTTTGTTTGTTTTATTTGTTTTTTTAATTTATCTAACGAATTCTAAGGATTGTGCCTTGCACTCTAAAACCATTTTTACCAGGGTTTTTAAGCATGTATTCATCTTTTTCAGTCATTGGAACTTCCTTCCAGTCAACACGACAGAATATAGCATATTTATATGTTTCAGAACATGTTTTCTTAACATTCGGGTAATTCTCGAGTGGAGTCTCCGAAAACTTCTTATAAGAAGATAGCACTTTTCCCACAAAATGTTTGGAATTGGACTTGGATAAGTCTCCATAATACATATGTGCCACGTCTCCCGGACGAATTACCAGTGCCTCACTGAAGCATCGCCAAACTTCTCCACTCGGACCAAAAGCATTCGCTATGTGGATTCCGTCTGAGACACAAGCATCAACTATAGACTTTGATAGCCTGGAATTGCGTGCAGTCCTTGTTCCACCATTGACCGTTGTGTTACACATCATCTTGAAATGACGTTCTGAACACGGGATTGTATCCGCTGAGGTGTCATCCTTCACATATTTGACAACAGATATCTTTTCTGAATTTTCCTCAGCATCATCAAATGTCCCTGGTGGTGCCTGATCAACAAGAGGGTTCCCAGTTAGAGATACTATCTTAGTCATGCCGTGCGTCATCTTTAAAGTAAGTTTGTAAATTTGTTCTGCGATTTTAAAGCAGTTGAATTTTGAATCTAAATTTTTTAAATCTTTATTTCAAATTTATTTAAAGAATTGAAATTTAATTCAAAAGACTATAATACAATAATGCTGTATGGATATTTGGAAAAGCATTATCTACATAATATGGTTTATCTATAAAATCTATATGAATCCATATTGTATTCCATCCTCTAGATTTAGCCATTTGTAAATTCTCTAAACGATCATCAAAAAAATAATATTCATTTTTATCATTATAATCTTTTCTAATATTGTTTTCCACAAATTTATATGAATTTATATGTGGTTTCATTTCAGGCATAGTATCTCTAGCAAATATTTTCTTAAAGTTATGTGTTATACGCATTTTATCTGTTATAATCTTAACGTGTCCATATGTTCCATTTGAATATATATATTTTACAATATTCATATTATTTAATAATCTCGATAAAGTTATATCCATTCTAATATTATTATAATTTACTAATCCGAATGGATAATAAATTATAGTGTCGTCTAAGTCAAAAATAAATATTTTCATATTAATTTATTTATATATATATTTTTAAATTATACTTAAAAAAATATTGACAATATATTATTGATAATGAGTTCTCAAAAAAATATTGAAATTTTGACTTCTGAAGAAGAAAAAAGATTTGTAATTTTTCCTATTAAACATGATCCATTCTGGAATATGTATAAAAAAGCAGAAGCAAACTTCTGGACTACTGAAGAATTAGATTTATCTAAAGATATGAATGATTATAAAAATCTATCAAATGATGAACAATATTTCTTAAATAATGTATTAGCATTTTTTGCTGCCAGTGATGGTATTGTTAATGAAAATTTAGTTGAAAGATTTTGTTCCGAAGTTAAGATTCTTGAAGCAAGATTCTTTTATGGTTTTCAAATAGCTATGGAAAATATTCATTCAGAAACATATTCACTTTTAATTGATACTTATATTAAAGATTATACTTTAAAGAATAAATTATTAAATGCTATTGAAACTATACCCAGTGTTGCTAAGAAAGCAGAATGGGCATTAAAATGGATTAGTGATAAATCTGATTTTAATAAAAGAGTTATAGCATTTGCTTGTGTTGAAGGTATTTTCTTTTCAGGTGCTTTCTGCTCTATTTTTTGGTTAAAGAAAAGAGGTTTAATGCCTGGACTATGTCATAGTAATGAGTTAATTAGTAGAGATGAAGGATTACATACAGAATTCGCTGTATTAATGCATCACAATTTATCTAATAAATGTCCTAATGAAGAAATATTAGAAATTGTAAAAGAAGCAGTATCTATAGAAAAAGAATTTATAACGGAATCACTTCCATGTAAATTAATAGGTATGAATAATGATTTAATGAAACAATATATTGAATTTGTATCTGATAGATTATTATTAATGTTAGGATTAGATAAAATATATAATGTAAATAATCCATTTGATTGGATGGAAGCTATTTCAATACAAGGTAAGACTAACTTTTTTGAGAAAAGAGTTGGTGAATATAGTAATACTGCGAATCCTAATTCTAACGCAGATGATAATAAATTCGAATTAGATGAAGACTTTTAATTTTTTAATAGAAATAATAAATATAATAATAGTAACATATTTTCTACATCAGCATTAACATATAAACATACAAATAGTAAGAATACTAAAACTCTTCCAACAGCCGAATTTACTAAACTATTAACTTTTTCCATTACATTATCTCTAACACTAGAACTTGTTAATAAATCTAATGGTAACATTTGGAAAGCAATTACTAAAAATAATAAAGTGGTTAATACAACTGAGTTTTTCTTTACTACATTACAAACTGGTTTGAGAGGTGCTAAAACTTTTTTGACTTGTGTGGACATTTTTTTTTATACTATAACTTAGATTTTATTTTTGAATTAATTAATTAATTAATTAATTAATAAATAATTAATTAATAAATAAATAAATTAATAAATAAATTAATTAATTATAATTCATTTTCTCGATAATTTTCTAGACTTTTTTTTAGAATTTTTCCTGACAATAGTTTTTCTATAGGATTTTCTTAAAGTTCTTTTATTAGTTTTTCTTAAAGTTCTTTTTTTATTAGATTTTCTGCGAATAGTTTTTCTGCGAATAGTTTTTCTTGGTTTTCTTTTAGATTTCTTTCTGCGTTTTCCACCGCCTTCATGCTCCTCCGCTGGCACGATACCCGGAAGTGCGCGTCCAGGCTGGATACCCGTTCTCGCGCGTTTAGATACACCTGGCTTTGGGATCTGTGCTGGCCCTGGATCGGTATTCCACCGTCTGATGATCCCGCGTCCAGGCGTGGACTGGGCGGTGGC